CATAGGGCGTCTGCAGAAACCAGAATTCAAGGCCGCGGACGTCTGGAATAGCGACCGTGACGGAAACGCTGCCCTCTTGCGCTTGCCGGATGGGCCCGACCAGCCCCCCGTTCCCCTGGGCGATGCGGTGATTGATTTCCGCCAGATGGGCCACCAGCAGGTTCATCAGCATCAAACGCTGGGCCAAGTCACTTATGGGCGAGCAATCGGAATTGTCGCAGTACAGACCCGCCTGAAGGAAGAATGCTTGTGCCTGAGGCTCGCTGACGCAAAGCGCCAGATTGGGATAGAGCAACGCCCATTGGCCGTAGTTAAAGACCGCTGCGGCCATATGGTCACGCCTCCCAGCAGCGGGCTATTTCAGCTTGTCGCCCGCCGCTTCGGAGCGCGCCTTGCCCATGTTGCGGCGCTGTTCGTCGGTCGGCTCCACGCCGGCCAGCGCGGGATCCGACTTGGCGGGGTTGTCGGGGTCGATCCCCTCCAGGCCCGAAGCGATATGGGCGCCCTGGTCGCTCGCCTGATCCTGGGCGAAACGCTCGTTTGGGGCCAGGAAAATGAGCCCTCTGGCGACCGCCGGGAAATCCCTGGCCGGACCCGTGACCCAATCCTGGAACCACTCCACGTCCACGCCGGGCGTCAGCCCGTAGCCAGAGACGGCGGACGCATGATCGGAACCGTTCAGCGTGACCGTCACGTCCCGGTGGTCGATCGTCAGCCCGTTGGGGAGCTTGCACGCGATGATACCTTTATCGGCCATGGATCACATTCCCTGCATTTGGGAGATGGCCACCGGGCGGCGCCCGATGAAGCCCCAGGTGCCGGCGCTCTTCTTTTGCTTGAAGCTCGACAGCTCCGGAATGACCGGATGGGCCCGCATCTTTTCGGTGAACGCGGTCAGGGTGGTGGTCACCCCGTCCACATCATTCAGAATGAGCTGCATCAGCTCGCCCGACGGAAGCGAGAATTCCGGCGCCGCGACGATGCGCAGATTGGGGAAATTCTCTTTGATCGTTTGCAGCGCGGTGACGTTGAACGCCGACACCTTGTGCAGATAAGGCATGATGGTGGTGGACAGCGCCAGCGTCAGATTGGCGTTCATGTCCAGAATGCCGGTCATCTGGGTGTTGAGCTGGGTATAGAGCTTCAGCACGTCGGAATAGATTTCCGCGGCGATCGCCACCGCCCAGGTATAGCCGCCGGCCGCCTTCACGGTCGGAAGAACGGGCGCGATCAGATTGGGGTCATTCAGCGCGCCGTAGAGCAGCAGCCCCGACATGCCAAAGAAATTGACCTTGTTCATGAATTTGTTGATCACCAGCGCGGACGCAATGTTCTGTTCCGACGCATAGTTGATCTGGGCCACGCCATACATGGCCAGCTCGCGCTCGCCCCACTGGGTGACGGTCTGGAAATGGTAGGACTGGCGCGACACCCAGTTGATGTTGGCGCTGGCGTTGCCGTTGTTATTGAAGTCGCCATAGCTGGTGACTTCGCCGGCCGATTCCACGATCGGGAATTGGGTGGACAGCAACGTCCAGTCGCCCTTTTTGGCGGAGCCGTAAATCTCTTCCGACCGCATCGGAGCGACCAGCACCCGGATGACCTGGGGGTCGATCAGGTTGGTCAGGAACGCCGGAATGCCGGCGTTGGCAACGGTAATAAGCTGCGGCTGGGCGTCCATGCCCAGGCCGGCGGCGCGCTGCAGCGCCATACCGATGGCATCGGGGGCCGCTTCGATCGCCGCGACGATATTGCCCTTCCAGGCGTCTTCGACATAGCCAAGGGCCTGGGTGTTGATGCCCCAGTCCATGGCCAGAAGGCCGCGGTCCGACTGGAAATCGCGAAAGCGGGCGGGAGCGTTCATGCCATTCGTCTCCTAGACCACCGGGGCCGTGCTGATCTTGGCGAGCTCGCCGGAAAGCGCCGTGGACCAGACGTACCAAGGCGTTTCTTCGCCACCCAGAGCGGTGACCGTTGCGCTGCCGAATTGCTGGGCGGCGCTGATGGTGTACGTGCCGACGCCCCCGGTGCCGGTGCCCAGGCCGCTGATGTAGCTGCCGGCCGTCACGCCGGACCCGCTGATCGGCTGACCGATCGCAAGCGTGCCGCTGGTAACGCCAGTCACCGTCAGGATCTGATTGGTGGCGGTGATGGTGGTGCTGGCCGCGGTCTGGCTGGGCGTGACCGTATATGTGCCCACGCCTCCCGTACCAGTGCCGAGCGCGGTGATGGTGGTGCCGGCGGTGACGCCAGTGCCGGACAGGACAGAGCCGACGCCCAGCGTACCGCTGGTCACCGCGCTGACGGTCAGGACGGTGCCGGCGATGGCGCCCGTAACCACCGCTCCGCCAACCGCCGTGACCACCGCGCCGGCCACCGTACCAGCCGCCGCACCGGCTACAGCCGTGCCGTCGCCATAGGACGCAAAGACCTTCTGGCCCGGCGTGGCGCCCGCCGCAAAGCGAGTCCAGAAATCGCCCGCAGCATGAAGCGTGATTTCCCGGCCGGCCATCACCATCATACTGGATTCGCCCAGCCATTGGATGATTGAGGCGATATTGCCCTGCCGTGCGACGAAACCTAGCGCACTGGAGGCACCAACGCCTGGATCCGCGTTGGTGGCCACCCCGGTGTTGAAATTGGCGCGAGCGAAGCGACCGACGATGACGCCCAACGGGCCGGCGACCAGTGCGGCCGGACCCGCCAGCATCGAAGCGCGCGGATTGGCGCTGGCAAAATCGCCGTCGACCGCAGGGGCCGGCTCGGTGTGAATCTCGCGCTGAAATCCGGTCATAGCCTAGATCACCTTGCTGGGGGCGCCCGCCTGGGGGAACCGCTTGCGGAAGGAAGAGCCGGCCGCGGCGTCAGTGGCCATGGCTGCGGCGGTCGCGCTGGTATCGCCCGGCTTCGGAAGCATCGCCACCATGTGACGGAAAGACGTCTTCGGCACGTCGGTGGTGTTGATGCCAGCACCGTCCAGCGCCAGCTTATAGATATCGGCCGCGCTGTCCGCCGCGCCGGTCACCGCGCCGATATACGGGGCGACTTCTTCGCGGGCGGTGGCGATGGCCGCCGCGCGGCGCCGCTCGCGCCCGACCGCATCGGCAATCATGGTGGCAACCGTGGCACTGTCCATGGCGGTGTCGTCGCAATCGGCAGCACCGGCCGCAGCCGCGTCGTCTTCGGCCTTTTTCTTGGCCTCTTCATCGTCATCGTCCGGGTCGGCATCCGCCGCACCGCCATCCTCGTCGGGATCCGCGTCAGCCGCGGGCGGACTGGCCGGCGGCGCCGGCTCCGCATCGGCGGCCATCGGATTGGCCTGGGCGCTCGCGATGACGGAAACGATATCGTCCATGTCCAGCGATTGATCGGTGGCCAGATGCGGCTCCACCGCCGCGGCGATCGAAACCGCCAGCTTGCCGGCCCGGCCGGGCAAATTGTCGGCCGTGATATCGTCCAGCAGAGGTTCCAGATTGACCGTGGCGTCCGCGGCCAGCTTCGGCGTGACCAGTCCGACCAGCGCGCCGGAGAGGAAAAGACCCATGCGAGATTTCATTGAACAATCCCCAATCATGACGTCCGGACCGGCCCGGCCCTCTTTGACCAGCGCCACGTGATTACCAATGATGTTACGCATAACCCCATCATATGGCAAACCCATAAATTTGCCGGGGGTCATATCGGGGGTGTAGCGATAGGCACATGACCACTCCCGCTTGCCACGGTCGGACTCCCGGCCCTGCTGGTCGGCACGGATAGCCGCGTCGACGTCATCAATGGCCGATTTGGACCAGACCACCGCGCTATTTTGCAGATAGGGGTCCGCAAATGCAGCATCGGTCCCGGTGGATCCGATGATGATATCCGGGCGGTGGTTCCCTTCGTCATAGGCGTCCACTGCCATATGAACGTCCAGGATCGGCAGATTATTGAAGGTGCCGGCGGCGGCGGCAAGTTCCACGGGACACCGCAGCAACCGGTAGATTCGATCCGGTTGCAGGCCCATCGCTTGCCAGCCGGGAATCTCATTGCCCAAATACGGATTGACCGTAGCCTTGCTGATGTTGGTCACGCTGATGTGTAGCCGGCCGTCCACGTCCAGCGTGCGCACGCTTCCGCGATCGAAGGCAAGGGCGGGGCTGAGCGTCATCACCAACAGTCTATCATCCCCGCAAAAGGATAGCGAGATTCGTTCCTACCATAATCAGGAAACCCAGAAATCCGATGGTTGCGGCGGTGTTGATGCGCGCCTTGGTCCACCAGCTTTCCACGCCCGCTTTTTGGCTACTTCCAGTCAAAATCGCCTTTTCCACCGCCTCTAGGCGGGTGACGATGCGTTCCGTACTGGTGGCGTTGGCTTCGGCTAATCGGTCCGCCATGGCCGCGGTGCCGGTCAGGGCCAGATCCACCGCCTTAGCTTGGGCCGCGGCATTGGCCGTCATGATATGGGTCAGATTGTCGAAGCGCTCCAGCTCGCGCTTTTCTGCATCCACGTCCCGCTCGCGACTGGCCGCTTCCACATAGTCCACCCGCATGGAAAGGTGCTTTTTTAGCGATACGGAAGAGCAGTTACTCTTGGTCATCGTCCGCTCCGGTGTCCCCCTCCGCCAATTTACGATCGATCAAACCGATGCCACTCTGGAGCCGCTGGGCTTCGTTCGCCAACGTGCCGCGCACATCGGCCAGCCGTCGCATCCTAGTTAAAAAGGCGAGTGCGGACCGTTCGGCGGTCTTCCGTTCGGCCGGGTTGTCGGCCATTACGATCGCCTGAATGTGATTAAGAGCGCTCATGAAATGTCGGGCGTGCTCTTCATTGACCGGACCCCGCCGCGCGAGTTCGATCCGCAACGCCTCACACTCTGAACGCGCCGCGGTCAGGAGCTGTATGGTCAATTCGTCACGATGTGTCTCAACGGCCAGATCGCTGGCGCGGTCGCTGGCACGAGCCGTAGCCGCAGCGCTGTCGGCTTCGATCCGAAGCTTTTTGTTAGTGGTATAGAGGCGCGAGGCGATGGTGGCAGTAGCGACCCAGCCGAAGCCTTGGACCCACAAAAACCACTCAGATATCCCGCCGCTCATCGCGCTTACGGCGCCTTGCCACTAACGCCCGGTTGAGCAGAAGCCCGACGATTAAAAGGCCGCCAATGGAAACGCCCAATCCGATATCCATCAGCAACCCCAATCCACATGACCAACCCGCATTCCGCGGCAAAGCACAGATTTGTAGTCAGTGCATGGACGTAAATATGTCGCGCATCTGGAAGATTATTTAACGCAAGGGCGATATTCGAACAAATTGAGACAATATTGACACATAAAATCAACAGAATCGACCGTTGCTGGCGGACCTCCCAGGCCAGATAGGCGAATAGTGCAACGATGAGCTCAATGAATGTGTAGGGGCCGGGCTTATCGGTTGCGGGGAATGACCAATCCAAAATATTGGAAAATGCCCAGCCCAAGACTAGGCATATGCCGATCGCTCGCAAGTCACGATCGTGACCAGACGACCATAGCGCCAAGACTGCCAGAGCGCCATAAATCAGGAAAATGTAGTGGGTCACGGGCCGCCGTCGCCATCGTCATCCTTGTTCGTGCCGCCGCCCAATGCGATCCGCTGATCATCGGGCAAGTCGAGCTCGAAAACCCCGTTTTCCATCGCACGATGAAGACGGTTGAGCGCAAGGGAATTGGGGTGCGCTTCGTGCGCCCGCTCCAGAGCCCGCTTGATCGCGCGGGCTTTGACCATTGCGGAATCGGATAGCTGCATCATTGCCTCCCGGTCTTGGCGTCACCAAGAGCCTATGCCAAAGCCGGCCGAACCGCCAATAAAAAACGGGGCGCCGGGCTTTGAACAGCCCACCCGGCGCCCCAGTATCAGGGAGGTTGCGCGGAAAAGGGGAATGCCAAAACCGCGCAAATCACCGTCTAGCGATTACTGACGGGACGGTCAATAGCCCCGCCGCCACGGGTAGCCTGGATGAACGCAAAGTCGAGTGGCCGGCAGGAACGCGCATGTCTCAATAACCGGGCCGGGGCCGACGAGCGATGCGTAAAGGGCGAAAATTGCAAGCATTGGACGTCTCCTAATCAAATCCCGGAATGACCGGCCGTTGAATGCAATGGCAGTTTATGGCCACGCCGGGCCAGCGCCCTTCCACGTCCGCGCCGTCCGCGATGCTATAGCGTCGACCCGACATGGCGACGTGGGCCGGCCGGAACGTTCTGCCGGCACCGGTATGGACCCAGATCGCTTGGGTAATTCCGGCCTCCAGCATCCGCACGCGGGTCATCGCCGCGGTGGCCTGATTGTTCTGGGTCCGGGCGATCAGCTTGGCTCGGCGCCGGGTGATGCCTTCGATCTGGGTCAGCTCGTCGACCAGCGATTTCAGATCCCGTCCGGTCTGGGCGGAGCGCATCACGGCGCCCTCAACGCTCTTAAGGTATTGTTCTGGAATGGATTTTATCAGTGCGACATTTTCAGCCGCGACCGCCTGGGCCGCGTCATTCATCGCCCGCGTTGGCTTGAACCGGACAGTAAACCCATGTTTTCGCAGCGATTCCCGCAAACCAACGGTCGACCGCTCTTCCACCTTGGTAGCAAACCAGTCCGACAATTTCCATGCGAGCTTGTCGAAATTGCGGAGCCACCGGCGCGACAATTTGCGGATGGCATCCTGGAGCTCGCGAGGCGCCGATGCGTCCCCAGCATGGTGTGGGGGTGCGTCCGCGGCCAGCACGATCGGCGCATTGGCCATCTGGACCCGATAGCAGCCTGCCACCCAAAAGCGGACGGACTTGTGCATGTCGGTGACCGCGCGTTCCAGCCGGCGCTGATATTCGGTCCGGATGGGGGCGGCCGGCTGGACCGGATCCGCGCTGTTAGCCACCGCCGGCATCGGGCGGACCGTTCAACACATCGGTATCGTCATCTTGCTCTGGCGCCGGGGCGGACAGATCGACGCCAAAGAACAGCCCGTTTTCGTCTTCCGAAATGACTTCCCGCGCTTCGTCGGGCGAGACGCACCCGGCGTTCACATAGAGGGTGATGGCTTCGGCATCGCTCTTGCGGATTTCCGCCAGTTCCTTCAAATCCATTTCCTGTAGCGGGTGGAATTCAAAGGTAATCAGCGGGTCGACTTCGCCCCAAAGGTCGAGCTGGATCAGGTTGATGATGGTGGTCAGGTGCGGCCGGAAAAAGCGTTCCTGATAGGCGATAATATACCCGAAATACGCCTGAATTTCGCCTTGGCCCGAATCGCCTATGCCGGAGCCCTTAGGCGACAGGCCCAACAATAGCAGCCGGGGCACCCCCGATACCGTGCACATTTGCTCTTGCGCCTGAGTCTGCAGATCGTCCAGATTGGCGAGCGGCGCGCTTACATTCTCCAGCTCTTCCGACTCTTTGTCGACCGCGAAGACCCCCCGGTTATCGCGGAATTGCGTGTAGAGCTGGAGTCGGGCCAGGACATTGGCGGCCGGGCCGCCGGTCAAAATCGATGCCATATCGGTCTTCAGGACCATGGTGGAAAACGAATGGATCAAATCGCTGACGGACTGACGGGTGCGCAGCCAATTGTCCACATAGGGCTTGGCCATCTGGGACATGCTGAGACCACCGAAAGCATAGGTGGCTTTAAGCATGTCGGGCACTTCGCGGGCGATGAAGACCAGCAGTCGGGATCGGTGGATGATATCGCCCATCACGTACCATTCGCGCGGCACGAAGAAGTCCGGTTTCAGCGGCTCCGTCGCGTTATATTCGCCCGGATAGGTCCAAACCGGCTCCACCACCGTAAAGCCCTTCAGCTTGCCTTTGCCGATCGCCTTCTTGTCGATCACCATGGCGGTGCGCAAATTGGTTTCCCCGACGTCCACGAAGATCTGGCCGCGGCCGAAATAGCCGTCCAGCTCCGCCACATGCTGCAGCTTCGCGCGGACGCCATGCGTGATTATCGCATCCTTCAGGGCCTTCAGCTTCGTTTCGTCCGGACCCTTCAATTCCATCCATTTGCGGGTGGCGTCCCGTGCGATCGTCTCCGTCATTTTTCGATATTCGGACCGCTGGGCGAGCTCCGCCAGATAGGGGAAGCCCAGGAACGCCATGCCTTCATGGAAGCGACTTTCCAGCCCCCATTGCATGATCGCGCCGGCCGCCTGGGACGCATAGGCCGGAACACCGGCATCCATCGCCATGGTAGTCGGCATCACGCCGGGCGCCGCGGCCGGCAACGAATGGAACGCCTGGAGGGGCTGCCCGTAGCCGGCGGAGGCTTCGGCCAGGGCCATCATGCTGACCCCGCGGGCTTCGGGCAGATCGGCCAATTGCTCCGTCACCGTCTGGATGGGCGGTGCCAATTGGGTGGCCAACCAGCGGCGAAGGCGGGCGAATCGCATTAAATCTCCTCCAGCGCCCGGTCCGATATCCTCATTGGCGGCCGGTTTGCCCGTCCAAAAAGGATCATCAGCGCATCCGCAAGGTTGGGGCTCCGCGTTCCATCAGGGGCCTTGTCTATCACGATTTTGCCGACGGTGTTAAGCGTATAGGTCGGCTGGGACAATTCGGCCATCAGTTTCGCCAGCATCGGCAGGCTGCTCGACAGCGAAATTATATCGTCGGGCCCCCAGCCCATCGCCGCAGCCACCGACGGGGCGGTGACGGCACGATGGGTAATTTCAAAGCGGCGCCGCAGCGCAAACCATGATTGGGCCTTACGGTTGGCAAAATAATCCTTGTTTTTGCGGCCCTTTACGTCCTCGCGCTCCGGCTCCATCACTTCGGCGGACCCCCGGAACGGCTGGACCAATATTTCCGCCCGGCCGTCGGCGGCGCGCTGTTCATTGATCACGCGGGCGTCGCCGCGCACGCCCGCCCCCAGCCCATCGGCATCGTATCGGAAGCCCTCCAGCTCCAGATCGTCGCAAAGGCCGAACGCTCGCTGGGTGGTGCCAAAAACGTCAGATCCCTTGCCCGACCATTCGGACAGGTGGTCGACCAGTATCCCCTGGGCTGCGGCAAAGGCGTTCAGATCGCGCCCTTCGTCCGCCACGTCCAGGGCGCCGGTCAGCGCTCCGGTCGGGGCGATATTCAGCTTCAAATGGGCGTCGATCGCGGTTTGCACCCAGGCAGAGGGAATCACCACGCCTTCCATGGATGCGGAGAAATCTATGTCGATTTCCTGGGCGACCGTCACCGGGTCCAGATTGGCCACCCGGTCCGCGTACCACGCATCATCCTTGCGGGGATCGTCGCGCCAGTGGAAACGAAACACCCGCGCGGGCGGATAGGTCTTCGTGACCTTCTCATAAAAGGGGTTGCCGATGCCATGCGCGGTACTGATGTCAATTCGGCAAAAGGTATTCTCCGATAAAGACCCTTCGGCCAGCATCGGCCGTTCCAGAAAAGCCGCTTCGTCCACAAAATACATGCTGGTACGGCCGCCACGGCCAATATCATCGCCTCCTTCGCCGGCCATGGTGCTGCCCGTAGCCGGAAACTTAATCAGTTTTTCGGGGGCGTCAGCGCGGGTCCATCCGTTGGTGAATTCGGCCGGCAGCAACGCCATGTATTCCCGGGCTTTCCAAAATAACGACTTGGGGTCGCCCAGCTTATCCACCAGCTCCAATTTGCTTGATCCGAAACCAATGGCTAAATCCCGATGGAACAGACAGAGCGAACAGCTAGTGGCGATGGCCAGCCAGGACAGCCCGACTTCGCGAGATTTGGGGGCGGCGCCGGATTGCTTGGTCCGCCATAGCCATAGCATCCAGTCGATAAATTCGCGCTGGCGAGGGTAGAGGACGAACGGGAGCATGGCCGGCCGGCTATCGTCCGCCCGTTTCGGGTCGACCGTGCAGCCCCAATCGTTGATGAAGTCGGCAATATGCGAGCGGTAATAGGCGCGGATGGCCGGGAGCTGGTCGGGATTGTCCTGCAGCCATTTTAGCCGGTCCACCCGTTGGCGAAAGACCGCTGCATAATCCGGATGGGCCCAGTCGAAGGTCACCACCCCATCAGATTGATTTTGTTGGGAAATATTCGGCATTATGCGTCTTTGGGCACCGCCCCATCACGGGCCGCACTATCGGTCAGCCAGCGCAAGATCATGAGCGCCGCACCGCCCTTGGGCTCGGTCCGCACCAGCCTTTCCATAATTTGCTGCGGGGTGGAGCTGAACCGGCGGCGGCGATAATTACTGGTGGCGGCCATCACTCCATCCACCCCCAGACGTTTTCGCGCTCCGTCATATCGGCATGTTGGGTCTGGTCCGCTTCCTGGGCCGCTCGCCAGCCGGCCAGATAGCGCCGCTCGTCTTCCTCGCTATGGCGGTCGCGGGTGGGGTATATCCGGCACATTCGGTCCGGCATGTGCTTATCGTTCAGATATTCCGTTCCGCCCAGGGCGTACCAGTCGATTACCGGCGCGGGCGGAGCGGTTGCCATCAGTGCGTGACCAACGGCGCCGGCCGATAGCTGGCCTTGGCCGTCGCTTCGTTCGGGTGATGCACCACGGTCAGGGACCAGCACGTCCCGTCCGGCATCGGCATGAACGTCAGAAAGCGGTCCGCTCCGAATTGCCGCATGGCGTCGACCCGATCCATGCCGTGCGATACGACCTCACCGATCTTGGTGATCAAACAAAATTCGTCTGGCTGTGGGGCGACTACCAGCACGGGCGGTTCCGGTGGTCCAAAGAGCCGGGGCGCGGCGATCGGCTCGGTTGGCGACAGGCGGCGGACCAGCAAGACGGTCAGGGCGGCCAGCAGCAATCCGGCGGTGATTATGATAATTGTCGGGTCCGTCATGTCGCCCAGTCTCCATACCCCGCCGCCCGTTGAGCGGCATTGATCGCCCCACAAATCTCCCGGAAGTAAATGCTCCCGGTTTGCTGACTGATGCCGGCGGCGCGGGCGGCCTCGCTAATGCTTCCGGTCGCGCTATCCGCCAGCGCCTGGGCGAAGCGGTTAAGTTTGGCCCGCTTGGCCGTCGCCCGATGTGCCGTAAAGGCCCGCCCGCGGCCCCAAGCTCCATAATTACCGGCCATTGCAGCCCCGTTCGCAGTCGGGCCGCTCTTCCGCGAGCCTCCATCGGCGCCAGCAGGCCGCGCAAATCCGTTCATCGCCCTCCGTTCGGACCGTTGGCTGGCGAGTGCTGGCGGCCAGGGTCGCCCCCAGCGAATCAAGCGTCGCCTGGAGCTGGGGGCTCGCCGGCACCTACTTACCCTTCCGCATCCGATTAATAGAACGTTGAATATCGATAATTTCATAAATCCCTATGGGCACTAGAACTGCCGCCACTAAAAGCCCGATAAATGCCAAGGGTCCCCAATCGACCGCCATACATAGCCCGGTCATTGCCTGATCCAGACGTCGGGCGGTGCCACCAGCAGCATGGACACCACCAGCACCGCGGCGCCGGTCGACGCCCAGGCAACCTTACGCCGCAGCGCTCCGGTGGTCCGGTCCATCGCCGCTATTCCGCCCAGCATCACCAGCACTCCAATCACCAGCAGCACACCCATAATCCGCCCCTCCCGTTAACCCGGCCGGCGCGGTGGAGTCTTACCCCCTTCGGTTCCGCGTCGATTCGCGGGTGCCGTCCGACCGAGTCGGGAACGGTTGATAATGATGGCTGACGAGTCGGTCAATCGGACAAAGGAAAAGGCCCGCACCGTTGCCGGCGGGGCCTCCCCTTGCGGCTGGGCCGGTGTCTGGAAACCGACCGGGCTTGCCGCGCCCTGCCGTTCTTTCTGCCCCAGTGTTTCGGTCCAGACCGATCATGATGGCGGGGCTTGGTGGCTCGCCCGTGATTCGGCAATTACCCGGCCGTGGCGGAGCTGTCAACCGTCAACCGGCGGCCGGCCGCGCATCAGGTCCGCATAGGCATGGGCCGCCTGGACCGGATCCACCGGGACGTTGATATTCAAATTGCGGGTGGTCAGATCGCCATTGAGCTCCAGCTTGGCCCCGTATTTTTTCGGATCCCAAAGGGCCAGCAGTCGCAGCCGGGTATCGATCTTCACCCGCGATCGGGCAATCCATTCCTTATTGGGGCGCCGAAAGCCCTGGTGGTCGATAATATCGTCCTGGGACCGATCGTCCGCGATGGTCAGGCACTCTTCGGTGATGCGGTCGAATCGCTTGCTCCGGGCATAAGCGTAGCGGGTGCCAAATTTCGTATCGCGCAAAATCCAGCTATCCACCGTTGAGTCCGGCACGTTAATTTCCCGGCAAATATCCATGAGCGATCGCCCCTGGGCAATCGCATCGCAAATCAATTCAACCATCAGCGGCGGGGCGACGAACGGCGCCGTGCGCACGCGCGAACCACCCGAATCAGTGGGAGGGGCGGTCGCATCGTCAACCGGCACCGCCAATGCCACCGCACCACCGTTATTAAGCGCATCCGTCATAACCCGCCGGAATTATCACGCTGGGGGCACCGTTGGCAACCCGCCAGCGCTCCAGCCGTCCGGTCTGTACCCATCGTCATCGCCCTTACGGAGTGTGTTAGTGTGTTACTGGTGTAATAGGGGTACTATCGGGGTATGGGTTCGGGGTATTGTCAGACCGTTGATTCTATTAGATTATTTAGATTCTACCCAAATACCTGACTTTTTAGAGCGCATCGCTACGCACGTATAGCGCGCTACGCACGCCCATGCGCATCGCGCCCGCACGCACAAGCCAGCCCGACTTGATTCAAACACAGGTATCGGGGTATTTTCGGGTTTATCGTTTACTATCAATCTATTATAAACTAGTTAACGATATCACTTTACCCCGAACCATTTGGGGTATACGGATTATAACCATGATCAAAGACGCCTTCAGCAAGCCATATTGCGTTTATGCGCATTTTAACGGCACGCAGATAATTTATATTGGCTCCGGTCCCCCGGCTCGCGCTTTTGCCGATAAACGCTCGATTCGTTGGCACCGGATGACAAAGCGGAAGAAAATATCGGTTGATATCCTGGCTTGGTTTGACAATCGATTCGATGCTTATAATCATGAAGGAGAGTTGATTCGCCAGCATCGTCCGTGCTGTAATTATGAAAACAACCCAGATTTTCAAAAACCGCGCCGGGGCGACCGTATCCGGTGCGTGGAGCTCGATATGGTCTTTGACGATTTCGTAAAGGTACTGACCTTTTTCAACATAACCGTGGGACGGCTGGCCAGAGCCTTAAGCTACCACACGCCCGTCAAAGATCTGCATTTTGAATGGGTGGAGTAATTTAACCCACCGCCCGTTCGCTCGGTAATTGCTGTTGGGCCGCGGTGTACGCATCGCAGATCGCCACATGGTTGACCACGTTGAGCGCCACCAGATGATCGCGCCGCACGTACAGCCGCGATTTGACCCCATCGGGCAGGACGGGATTATTGACCCGCCCGTCGGGCATTGCCGGGTGGTAGTCATAGCCGATGGAATTCATAAATTTGCGCCGCTTGCCCGGCGGGATGCTGATCCGGATTCGCTCCAGCAACAGCACCAGATAATGCGAGCTGACCCAACCGCCCCGGAAGCCCGTCTGGCCCTGCTCGATCGCCTCCAGCACTTCCTGTTCGGCATTGCCGAGCGACTCGCGAATGACCGCACCGTAACTGCTGGTTTTTGGCGCTCGCTGGCAAGCGCCGGCCGGATTGAATTCTTCGTCCGGCACGTAGCGCTGGAGATAATCGTTAACCACCGCATAGCCGTAATCCACGCCATGGCCGGACCACTCGCCTTCGCCCTTCAGCCAATCGTATAATTTGGGGAAATAGTCGCCCAGCATCCCATCGCGGGCCAGATCCTCTTCGCTCTGCTGGGCGGTCAGAAAGACGGCATAGCGGCGGGTATCGGTGGTAATGGGCACGCCGTCCGGATGCTGGGTCAGCATGATACCGTTGCACCGATTGTCCCCGGTGAATTGGGCGGTGCCCTTGCCTTCCATAGCCAGCCGGTCATTGGTCACGGTGGCTTTGAACGTCTCCAGGAAATCGCGGCGCCGGCCGATATAGATTTCTTCGAAGCCGCAAAACAAATTGCCCTGGACCCAGAGGTTGAATTGGCCGCCCGTCTTCGCCATCGCCTCCGGGTTGACCAGATGGGTATATCTGTGGCCGATCGCGTGCGACATGATGCGAAGAATGGTGGTTTTGCCATTGCCTTCGGTGCCCTGCAGCACGATCCACCACTGGAATTTACGGCCAGGCGACTGGATGGCCGCCGCCATGTAGGACAATATGATGCGCCGGTCCCGTTCGTCGGGGATCAGCCGCGCCAGATAATCCAGGAAGGGCGCCGGGTCGCCGGCCGCGCGAGCGGTAATGATGGGCGCATAGGTGTTGACGAACGCGCGGCCCTCTATGTCGACCAGCGCCGCGGTTGGATGCTCCGGGCGAAAGCACGTATCCGATGCGATCGGCGGTCGCCACATTTCGCACATGCGGAAGGCATCCCAGGCGCTCGCGGTGATGCTGGCCGGCCGGCCCTCGCCATCCTTGATGAATTTGCGGCCCCCATAAATCGTATCGAAAGCGGTTGCCCCCACCAGCCCATGGCCGGGGGTGAAGATCTGATTGTGCGCGATGACATAAACGGCGCCGGAGAAGTACGCCCCGTAGCTGGCCGGCGGAATGTAGCCGCCGAATTCCTGTCCGATCGCAAGTGCCTTGGCCGCGTCTTCCGGAATCGGTTGGGCCGCGGTGGCCGCCGACGCCTGAAGCACCTTGCTGACCGTTGCGCACGCCCGAAGGATGGTCGGGACCAGATAGGGGGAGCCGCGGTCCCATTTCTCTCTGGCCAGTGCGCTGAGGCGCATCAGCCGTTCAATGCGTTCGCAATTTTTGCCGGTCCAGAACGCCAGGTGGCTGGCCAGCGCCGCGTCCGCTTCGCTCTGGCCGTAGCCCTGCGTCTCGCCGGCCCATAATTGCGCGGCGGTCGCCTTACCGGTGGTACCGTCAGCGTTGCCGAACGCCTGGGCGGCGGTGCGGCTCGCCAGCATCATCCGTAACAGCTCTTCGTCATCCTCCGGGCCCGACCATTCGGGGACGGCTTGTGTGGTCCACGCATCATCGATCGCACCACCGGTATCGACCAAGGCAGGGAAATAGGTGGTCGCGACGTCGGCAATGGCGGGGATGACCGCCGCGGCGGACCCATCGTTGCACGTATTGAGGGTCAGCGCGACAAAGCGCCGGGCATGGTAGAGCTCCAGACCTAACCCATTGTTGCGCGTGCCGTGCGGGGGGAGCGGCCCGGAGCCGAAGGCATGAAGTCCGTTGCCGGACTGGCTATATTCCCAGGCCGCTTCATGGAGCTGGTCCCAGAGCGTGCGCGCGATGATCGACCATTGGCGGTCTGCCCCCTCGCCTGCGGGGGTGAACGCCCCGTCTATGTCGAGAAACCAGAAGGGGTCCGCATCGGTGAAGACGAAGCCAACCCCATGGCCATAGCCGATATCAGCCAGATGGGCGCCGGCCGCCGCTTCGTCATAGCTGCCGTAATTGGCGGGATTCATCAAATCGATATCGCCCCCGGTCCGCCAGCTACAGGGGATTTTGTCGGTTTTGCCGGCCTTCGTCGGATGGGGGACCAGCCGGTACGTAATCCATTGTCGGTACAAGCCCAGCGGCTGGAGGGGCACGGGGAGGGTCACGCCTTATCGGCCGCCAGCCGCGCTTCGGCCATTTCGCAATAGCCCGCGTTGATATCGAATGTAACGCTGGAGCGGCCCAGCCGTTGACTGACCAGAGCGGTGGTGCCGGCGCCGCCGAACGGATCCAGCACAACCCCCCCCCCTTGGACTTCCGGCCAAAATGCACGGCGCGATTAGATCGGGCGGGAAGGTAGCAAAATGCGCGCCTTTATAGGGGCGGCTCGGCACCATCCAAACCGATCGTTTATTGCGCGTGCCACCGGGTTTCCACTCTTCTATGGTTCCACGTCCACCCGACATAGGCATATGTGCTGCGCCGCCCTGACGCCCGGCGAAACCATTACCTGAAGAATGGGTAGAAACGGCCGGCTCGGCAATCGCATCGCCATCAAAATAATAGCGGGCGGATTTGGTCAGTAGAAAAATATATTCGTGCGCCTTGGTGCATCGATCTGTAACGCTTTCGGGCATGGGGTTAGATTTGGCCCATATAATGTCTTGGCGGAGATACCAACCCGCCGCGCGAAGGGCAAAGGCCACCATCCAAGGAATTCCGATCAATTCTTTTTCTTTAATGCCGACGGGAATCCCAGCACCGCCGCTATAGCCCATTTTTGCTAGATTACGGCCATTAGGTGTTCCTTTCGCGGGATTGCGAGCGTAGCTGTCCCCAAGGTTCAACCAGACCGTGCCGTCATCCCGAAGCACCCGCCAGACTTCATCGAATACCGCCACCAACGCCGCCACATATTCTTCGGGCGTCTGTTCCTGTCCTAGCTGGCCATCATGATCGTAATTGCGCAGCCCAAAATAGGGAGGCGACGTCACCACGGTATGGATACTTTTGGGCGCCAGACAAAGCCGCATCCCTGCCCGGCAATCGACCGGGAGAAGGAGCGTTTCGGGGGCGGTCTGGACAGCACCCAAGGCTTCGGCTATATCGTCTCGCGCCATCGCGGCCCCGCGTGGTTAATGTTCCGGCCCGCCCGTCACGCCCCCGACGGGCGGGCCGTTATCGGTTTAGCTGCTAGTCGGACAGAGCCGCAAGTGCAGCTTGTTTCAATTCGTCGGATACGGCCAGCGCCGCCGGGTGCCGATCGGCAAGTCCCTGGGCGACCACGATGGCATTACCGGCGGTCACCGCGGCCCGCATAATCGCATCGCGCATCCCGTCCATATCGCCGGCCAGCAGGCTGACCCGCGCGGGGCTTACGCCCGCGGCATTGGCAATCTGGCGGCGGGTGATTCGATCATAGCGGCCGGTCACCGCGAGCGTCAGCGCCGCGTCCATGATTCGCTGGTCGGTTTCACCGCGGGCGGCATCGTATCGGTTGAGCTGGTCGGTCTGTAGGCTGGGGTCCATCTGGGCCACCTTTTGTTTGATATCGGTCATGGACCCGAAGAGACACATGGATCCCGCCGGAACGCCGGCCCGCGCGGCCACTCCGTCCCGCGTGATAAAGGCGAGTCCGACCCTTCGCGCTTCGGCGGTTGCCGCCTCCAGCACCGACAAGGCGCGGTCGGACGGTTCGGCGGTGAAGGGGTCCAGAGAGTCCATGGTCATGGGGTAGCCAATGGTGACGGGTCGGTCAATAGACTCGGCGCGCCGCAATCACATGGCCCCACGTAGGCACCATCAGCGCGATGAATGTCCCCGGTATTGTCGCACCGCCGGCACGACTGGGCGGCCAGATACTTGGCGAGCGCATGGGCCAGCCGGGCTTCGGCAATCGGGATATACTCCGGGGTCATTTCGCAGCCGATGAACGAAAATCCCTCCAGTATCGCCGCTTTGCCCGTGCTGCCAGAGCCGGCAAACGGGTCCAGCACCGTCCCGCCCGGCGGAGTGACGAGCCGACACAAATAGCGCATGGCGTTTATCCCCTTGACCCACCCGTAAAAACGAACCTAATCGGCTACCGGATCGTACGCGGCGTCATTGTACGGAAAGGGCTCCCGGGCGATCCGGGCGCAATCCGACCGACCATTCGGCCTCAACCATTGTTCGTGCTGACGGGTGATTTGCATATCGAAGCCTTGGGCCTCACGCAGCTCCGCGCTGTTCATCACCATCATAAGCGGCGCGACAGCCGGACCGTTCCGATAATCCTCAAGCCGTCTGGTCACGCTGTTGTACCAGTCCATGTCCCGAATGCCGCAATCGGCCACTACATTAGCGACGGCAATTTTCCGGTCGATAGAGGCTGCTACCTGTTGATACGCAGCTATGCGGGGGTTGTCGGAAAGTGGGTCGCCGGAGGCGGTTGCGGGCGGCAACACCGGCGCTTCTTCGGCTGGCGAAGGCGTGACAATGGCCGGTGCGGATCGAGCGGCGGGAGGGTTCGAACGCAGCGCCACCATCGTTCCGACGCCGACGATTACTGCCAGCCCCAGGATCGTCCCGTTTCGCATCGCTCGCCTCCAGCCCTTCCCGGCTGGCGCCGGGTGGTTGGTACGTGCGAGACTCCTAGGAGAGCACGCCCCACGTATTCCCCGTGAGGGTGTTTTATTCCGTAGGCCGCCCGACATAGGCGACTGGAGTCTCGGCGCAAAAGCGCGACCGCCCGGTGTACCAAGACCGGATGGATGGCGAGCATCATAATGGAATCTTAGGAGAAACTACAGACTGACCGCTCGGTCAACGGCGGATAATGATATCAAAGACTTAGCCTTGATTCATTACGGGTTGTTGCGGTAAAACAATGCGGCCCACCGGTTGCACCCGGTGGGCCGATTATCAACTCCCTTCCCATCACGGGAGAAAGGAGGTGGGGCCATGATGGCCTTGTTAAGACCCTAGCCGGTTGAACCGGCAGGGGCCGGGCATCACGTCCGGCCCCCTTCTATCAAAACCAAATGAGTTAGTCTATACGGGTGCGGTGACTCGCCTGACCTTATCGCGCGCACTCGCAACCGACGATCTCGAATCGTTCATCCGTCAGGCTGAGGGTGAGGCCATCGGTCCAGTCGATCCTGCCGAGTTTGACGCTCGATTAGACCGACTGGTCAAAGCGCCCCAACCAGCACATCGAACATCGCATTCTCCCGCTCGCGATGGTTCGCGCGGAAAGTGAATTCCGACAGGTAACGGGCCATGTGCTTTTGGCTGATATGAATGTGCGTCGAGCGGATCGAATTTTTGAACATCAGCCAGAACGACTCAACATGGTTGGTTGAATGCCGAACGCCGTCCGGGTCGGTCCGCGACCATTCCTTTGCCGCGTGCTTGACGTGGCCGTGCCGGTAGCCGTCGCCAGTCAATAAACCGTAGCTCATCCATTCGTCGGTCGAGACGATCGAGCCCGGCTCGACCCGCGTCAGCAACGCCTCGCGAAGGCTGGCGCGCTTGGCATCTGGGACAATGGCCGTTTTGATCGGACCGCCCCGTTCTGCCATGCCGAACACTACAGTTTTACCGGCAGCGCCGCGGCCCCGCTTGCCCGGCCGGCGCCCGCCGACATAGGCTTCGTCAGCTTCGATATGGCCGCTCAACAGCGCGCTTACGTCCGCCAGCGTAGTCAGATCCCGGATTTGCTGACCCATGCGCCACGCGGTCTTATAGGTCACGCCGAGCTGGCGCTGTAGCTCCTTGCCGCTCACCCCGTGGCGCGTCGTGCAGAAAAGATACATCGCATAGAACCAGGAGACGAGCGGGGTCCGGGTATCGTGCAGGATGGTGTTGGCGGTGGGGGCAATCTGAAACCGGCAATGCGGGCAGGCATAAACACGCCTCTCGCGCAGCTTGTGGAATTGAACGTCGGGGACACCGCAAGACGGGCAGTCGAGAACGGTCCCGCCGAAGCGCACCGCCATGATATGCTCTAGGCAGGCGTGTTCATTCGGGAAGCGTTCAAAGAACTGGCGGACCGGAAAAGCGGGCGATGCGGAGGGGCTGCGATTGGTCATTCCCTCTCTTAGAACGTTTCGGAGGGTGGGTCAAGGGGATAAACGCCTCCAACATTATGCGACTTGGGAAACCCCGACCCATAAAGCCACATAATCTGATCGCGGATTTCAAAGCCGGCATCCTCTATGGCGCACGCCAGCCGATGATAGGTCCGCGAGCCGCCAAAAGCGATCAGATGGCCGCCCGGCTTGAGCACCCGGTACGCTTCGCGCCATGTGTCCGGATCGAACGCCACGCCGGAGCCGTCCCAGGTCTGACCCATAAAGCCCCGCGCCGTGCGTTGATGCGGCCCGCTGGACGATCGGGTGCTTTCGGTTCGGACGGAATTACGGAAGCGTTCGTGAATCGACAACAGATCATATGGTGGATCCGTCACGATGCTATCCACCGAGTCGGGCGCCAAGCAAAGGCGCATCGTCTGGCGGCAATCGCCGGGCAGGACGGTCCATTCCGGCATCAGTCCACCCCCGTCATAAAGCGCGCTTCGCCACCGTCGGCAAGGACCAGATCCAGCCACGCCTGTTGCGCGAGCTCGCGTCGGACCGATTCGGGGGTGGTGGCCAAGGCGATATCTTCGGGCCCGTATTTTGTCGACGGGTGCCAATCGGATGGCTTGCATTCCAGTGCCGTAAATATAGCTACGGTTTGGCCGACCATTTCGGAAGTTAGGGTTACCGGGTGCCAGCCGATTAGATCGGAACTCTTTAACCGACGATTAAGTTGGGCGCTATCATTAGCCAGCCCATATCGTACGGGGCGTCCCGTCCGGTCGATCATGACCCCGGAATTGTTTCTCCAAAGCCGATAGCCACGTCTCGCATATTCCAATCGGACAGTCGCTTGGACTTCGGTTTCAGACGACATTGGCCGGCACCGGCGCAGCGGCCAATAATTCCAATACTTTTTTTGCCTGTTCATCACGCGCCGCCGCCCACGCCGCCGCCGCCCGCGCCGACTCCGCCGCCCACGCCGCCGCCCACGCCGCCGCCGCCCGCGCCGACTCCGCCGCCGCCCGCGCCGCCGACTCCGCCGACTCCGCCGCCCACGCCGCCGCCGACTCCGCCGACTCCGCCGCCCACGCCGCCCACGCCGCCGCCCACGCCGCCCACGCCGCCGCCCGCGCCGACTCCGCCGCCCACGCCGCCGCCCGCGCCGACTCCGCCGCCGCCGCCCGCGCCGCCGACTCCGCCGACTCCGCCGCCCACGCCGCCGCCGACTCCGTGATTTGTTTCCCTCCGGCCATATCGCGCAATAATTGAATTGCTGGCTTACATCCGTCACGAACGGAGCGAGTCCCGTGGCGCTTCAGCGTCAATTCAACAGACCACGAAAGAAATTTCCAGCCGACAAGCGAAAGATCGGCACCGACGGGAATGGCCGAAAGGAATCGGTGCGGGAAGAGCTTGGCGGAGGCCATCGGCAAACCTTCAAAAATCCCATCTTCCAGCCGGGCCAGCATTTCAGGGATGCCCATTTCCGTTTCGTATGCCGCGTGATTCGAGCTGTGGAGGGTACAACCGACCGCGCATCCGCGCCCGCCCTCCCAATAAAGCCCTTTGACGATCTGGTCAGCTTTCTGGTGCTCTTCTACGCGGGCCAGATATTTTGCTTTAATCGCCGGGTCATTGTGAAATGCAAGCATCGGCCCATCCTTTCGTTCGATTCGTAACGACATTATCCACCACTGACCGCCTCGTCAACCCTCGCGGTTAACGCCAAAGCATCAGCCGTCCCCAGCGCCATCGCCTCCAAGATGGACAGACCGAAAGTCAGATAAAATTCCCGCTGGATCTGCGAATCGGTTCGCCCCGCGTGATAATGCCGAGGGCCAGCCCAGCGGTCCATGGTGGCGCGGAGCTCCGCCTGGGCCGCCTGTTGCTCGCGGTGCCGGCGGCAATGGGTGGTTATCCATTCGGGCCGGGCGTGCTTTAGGTTGAGCTGGTGCGCATAGTCCCATTCGGACATATCGACTGCGGCGACTTCGCCTCGGAGCCGCGCGAGCGTGGCCGCATCCAGCTCTTCCAGGTCACCATCTACTTGATTGGGTTGCGATCGGCCCTCCGGCTCCGGATAGTGGCCGCAAAATGGGCATTCCCGGTAATATCGCTCATACGGCTGGAAACATTCGACACATATCCGATAGGGGATTCCTTCCTTGGCGGCCGATCGTTTGTCCCGCCGGTCCAGCGACCAGACGCGCGGCCGGTCCGGGGGGCCGCCCAGCCGTACCACGTTGCCGACCATATCGATGATGATGGCCCATTGCTTGCCGGCCATGATTCGAAGTGCGCGGCCGAATTGTTGCATAAAGAGGGCCAGCGACTCGGTTGGCCGGGCCATGATGATACATTCCACGGCGGGCAGATCGAAGCCTTCGGAAATGATATCGACGGCGCAAAGCACCCAGATTTCGCCCCGCTCCAATTGCTTGATGATGTGGCGCCGCAACCGATCGTCCGTTTTGCCCGTAAGCGTAGCGGCCGGAATGCCCGCGGCGTTGAAGCGGGCGGCCGTCTCCACCGCGGTGTCCACGTCGGTGCAAAAGGCGATGGTGCGCTTGCCATGCGCCCATCGGCAATAATGCTGGACCGCATCCCCGATGATATGCGAGCGCTGGGCCGCCTTCCGGAGCTGTTTGGGCGACCAGTCGCCGCTGGCGCCTGGCGTCTCTTCCTCCAGGAATTGGCGAATATCGGTTGGTGGGCAGACGATCTTGTAATCCGTTAGATAGCCATTTTCGATCAGCCACCGCATGGGCGGCCCTTCCACCATCACATCGGCATAACCGTCCGCGTGGCGCCCCAGGCCCTTGCCGTCCGCCCGCTTCGGGGTGGCCGTCGGTAACAGGCCCCGGCATTCAGGATGGGTGAAGAGCGAAACGCCCTTGCACCACTTGTTATCCCGGACCAGATGGTGCCCTTCGTCATTGGTCCACAGCGTGACCTGGGCCGCCCAGGAGTCCAGCCCGTCCGCTCTTATGAGGGTGTCAATGCTGACCACCTTGGCGCGGGCGCCGGGGGTGAAATAGCACTGGCCGAATTCTTCCACATGGGCGCGAGCGATAGCGCGCTTGGTGGCGTCCGCAGCGATTAGATCGTGACGGAGTCCATAGCGTGCGAGGGTTAAGCTGAGCTGTCCGACTAATTCCTGGCGGTGCGCTATGATGGCCGAAGCGCCCGAATGCTCATTATGGATATACCCTAGAATGGCCGTTTTACCGGCGCCAGTATCGGCCCGCATCAGCACATTCTGGGCGCCATCGGCCCATGCCTGACGGACCGTTTGGACCATCTGATCTTGGTAGGGACGAAGGGTGATGGTCACGCCTTGGGCATCCATCCGCTTTTGCGATTCGTTCCGAGAATATCGCCAGCCCGTAAATATAGAGCCGTCTGGATATCCTCGTCTTCGGACGGGCGGATGCCGGGGGCGATTCGGACCACTTCTTTGCGGGCGGTTTCTCTGATCGCGATCATTTTTTCGCGGCATTTAATGAGCCGTGCGCGCGGAATTACATCGAAGGTGGACGATGCAGCGCGAACAATCGCGTCATCAATCCATTCGTCCGGATAATCTTGAATCATGCCGTCAAAATAACCGTATTGACCGCCCCGTCAATGCTCGTTATTCCGAGTCGCAACAGCAATCGGGAGAAAAACCGTGACGATCCAAATTACCGTAAGTAGCGAAACCAACGAGACGGAATTGATGGCGATTGCCGCGCTTATCGCGGTGTTACGCGGCGATGCGACCATCCGAATTCCCGAAGAGCGCTCGCATGTCGAGCCAGCGCCCACTCCGGCACCCGCCGCACCCCCGCCTCCGGCCGCCGATGCCGCACCGCCGGCTTCCGACCCTCCCGTCACAGATCCCCCGACCAGCGAAGCGCTAATCCAGTCGGAAGCCAATCGCGCGGCCGGCGCCGCGGCCACGGGCGAGCTCGACGCCAATGGCATTCCGTGGGACGCCCGGATCCACGCCGGCACCAAGGTCAAGAATGCGGACCAATCGTGGCGCACCAAGCGCGGCGCGGATCCGGCGCTGGTCGCCAGCGTCACCGCGGAGCTGAAGGCCGCAGCCCAACAGCCCCCGGCCGCCGATGCCCCGCCGCCCCCTTCGGAGCCGGCACCGGCCGCGACCGCCGCCGATGCAGCCACGGCGTTTGGGGCGGCCGGTGCCGGCGGTGCGTCTGACGCCCCGGCGCCGCCCGCTGCGGACGTGCCCTCGCCCCCAGCCGCCGATGCGACCCCGCCGCCTCCCGCCGCGCCGGCTGCTGGCGAGCTGATCTATCCGGCCGTCCTGTCCCGCGCGAACGAAGGGGGTCTGGACTATGACACTCTGAACGCCATGGCCGTGGCGATGGGGCTGGAGAAATTCGCTTCGCTCGCCAAGGCCCCGGCCACCACGCTGCGATTGTTCGCTGACACCATGGAAGCGAAGATCGCGGAAGCGCCGGCCGCCTGACAATGGCCCGAAAGCCCAGCGCCGTCGATCACCCGCCGCATTACAATAACGGCGCGATCGAATGTATCGACGGGATCGAAGCGGCGCTGGGCCGGGAACAATTTATCGGCTTTCTTCGGGGGCAGATCATCAAATATCAGTGGCGGCTGGGCCTTAAGGATACCCCCGCCCAGGAAGCGGCCAAAGCCAATTGGTACGGCCGGAAACTAGAGGAAGTGCTGGGGAAAGAATGATGCCTGACGCACCGACCCATAACAAAAGCCCGGACGGCTCTATCGCCGCTGATGAATTGCGCCTGCTGATCGAGCGGGTGGAACGGCTGGAGGAAGAGCGCGCCAGCATCGGCGCGGACGTTCGCGACGTCTATGGCGAAGCCAAGGCGCGCGGCTATGACGCCAAAACGATGCGTATCATCGTCCGGCTGAGGCGGATGGAAACGCACGATCGCCAGCAAGCCGAAGCACTGCTGGACACCTATAAAGCCGCGCTGGGGATGGCGTGATGGCCCGTACCATCATAGACGATATCCGCGTCACCTATAAATGGGGGCCATGGATCGATTGGGACGGCCGCAGCAAAAAGTCCCCGCTCGCTGCCGGCACGCTCCATCAGGTGAAATTCCGGGACGGTTCAACCGCATCGGATGACGCGCCGGAACAATGGATCTGGAAGCATCGCCGGACCAAACCGTCCGATGATATCGTTGCTTATCGCATTCGGAAGGCGAGCTGATGGCTGACTTAACCATCTGCCGTTTCGGCTGTTCATCGGTCGACGGGTGCCGGGGTTATTGCGACCCCAAAGGCATCGCGCCGGTTCCCCCAGCACCGCCCCCGCCGTTACGTTTCCAGCGTCAACGGCCGGGCTATGAAGCGAGTCGTCCCCATGGGCATTGACAGCCAGCACGCTCGCCTTGCGCCGTCCCGCGCCTTCCGCTGGGGCCCGCATGGTTGCGCCGGTTCCGCGGCGATGGAAGATCATTATCCGGAGGATGAAGACAGCGAAGCGGCCCGCCAAGGCACCGCGGCGCACTGGTATCTGACGGAAACGCTCCAGGACCGCCAGCCGGCGATCGGCACGCTGGCCCCCAACGGCTTCCCGGTGGATCTGGAAATGATCCAGTGCGCCGCCGATTTGTTGGTGGACGTGCGGGACACCCTTAGCGCGGCCGGATTGCCGCCCGATGACGCGCACATCGAATCCCGCGTGACCATGGCCCATGCCATCCATGGCGATTGCTGGGGAACGCCCGATATCTATATTATCGACTGGGCCAACAAGCGGCTTCACGTCTGGGATTACAAATATGGGCACCGCTACGTGCGGGCCTATATGAATTGGCAAATACTGGCCTATGCGGTCGGGGTCTTCGAAACCCATGGGATCGAAGATTATGCAGATTGGCAAATCACGCTGACCGTGGCCCAGCCGCGCAATTATGCGCCGGAAGGCCCGATGCGCGAGTGGTTTATAAACGGCCGCGCGCTGGGAATCCATCGCGAGTCGCTGAGGGTTGCGGCCATCCATGCCAGCCAACCGGAACCGCCGCTGAAGACCGGGGATCATTGCCGGGATTGTCTCGCGGCCCATGCGTGCCCGGCGCTGCAGCGGGCGGCCATGTCCGCGGTGGATTTCTCCTATGCGCAAGGCCCGATCGACATGCCCGCGCCGGCCGTCGGGCTGGAGCTCGCCATTCTGACCGCGGCGGCCAAACGCATGAAGGCGCGGTTGGACGCCCTGGAGGAACATGCCGTTGGACTGGTGCGCAAGGGGCAGTCCGTCCCGCACTGGACGATGGGGCGCACCCAACCGCGGACCGTCTGGAAACAACCCATCCCGGACGTGGTGGCCATGGGGCGGCTCTTCGGGGTGGATCTGCGTAAGGATGATGCGATCACCCCGAAGCAAGCGATAAAGGCGGGTATTGACCAAGCCGTCATTGACCAATATGCCGATACTCCATTGGGGTCGCTGAAGCTCGTCCCACTGGACGATTCGACCGCGGCCAAGGCATTCGGGAGCGGTTTGTAATGCATGAAGAGATCCGTAACGCTTTGAAAGAGATTCGCCGTCTTTGCGAAGAGGGTACGCAAGCCCACGGGGACGAATTCTACGGCCCGATTTTGGAGCAAGCGGAGAAAATCGAAAAGGCCCGATGGACGGACACATATATTTAACCAGGAGCAACCAAAATGAGCGTGAATTTCACCACCCCCGTTGGCCGCATGGTCCAGGGCGACCCCTACATCGCCCAGCCCCGCAAGGATGCAACCGGCAAGCCGAAAATCTATCCGGTCGGTCATGCCAATGCCGGGCAGGCCGAAACCCAGTTTTTCGCCGCCGTGGCCGTGCCGAAGAATGACCCGCTGTGGCCGGCGTTCCGGGAAGCGCTGATGGTGGAGCAACGCGCCGCGTGGCCGCAATTCCACGATGCCAACGGCAATTGCACCAACCCCACGTTCGCGGACAAGATCACGGACGGGGATGGCGCGGACAGCAAGGGCCAGTCCTATGCGACCCGCGAAGGCTGGGCCGGCTGCTGGATCGTCAAGTGCGCCAGCCAATTCGCCCCGACCGTCTTCGAACGCGGGCCCGCCGGCTGGATGCAGACGGCGCCGGGCAAGGTCAAGCTGGGCGATTATGTCATGATCAGCGGCACGTGCCAGTCCAACCAGTCCGCCCAGTCGCCCGGCATGTACATGAACCTCAATATGGTCGCGATGGACCGCGAGGGCGAGCGCATCGTCATGGGCCCGACGGCCGAACAAGCCTTCGGCACGGGTGCGGCTGGCGCTGCGGCGGCTCCGCCCGCTCCCACCCCGACACCCCCGCCTCCGCCGGCTCCGGCCGCTCCCGCGGCGCCTGCTGCGGCCCATGACCCGCTCGCGGCTGCGGTGGCCGATGGCTGGATCAAGCACCCGACGTCCCCAGGCTATCATTACAAGGGCCAGGACGTGCTGACCGATGCCGATCTGGCGGCCCGCTACCCGGCAGCTCCGGCCGCCCCATCACCACCGCCCGCGCCGTCCTATCCGATCACCGAGAAGGCGGCCGGCCCGGTCATGCTCCCGGCGGCCAAAGGCACCACCTATGAAGCCTTCATTGCCAAGGGCTGGACGGACGCCCAGCTTATCGCCAACGGTATGATGCAGGCGCCGGCCGCCTGACCGATCGGAAGGGGCCGGGCGATGATCAAGCGTGACGATGCCGGGGATAACCCCCGGATCCATTGCAACGTTTGTGACCGCCCGGCCCCGCCAATCGAAGAGATTATGGCCGCTCATGGGTTGAACCGGATGGGATGGCATTGCAGCGGCGGGACGCATTTATGTCCCGACCACGTTGGGGAGACGAAGGAATGAGCGGACAGTTTACGGCTACCCTGGAGGAAATGGTGGCTTGGGCTCGCGCCACTATGATCGTGCGCCCCAAGCCGGATTTCATTATCGGGCCAGGGGAGCCTGATTATATCCGTCGCTGGTGGATCATTCCCCGCAACGATTCGATGAATCTCTATCTCCACCTGACCCAACGAAGCGACGATGACCGGGCGCTTCACGATCATCCGTGGCCCAATACCAACTTCGTGCTGGAAGGGGGCTATTGGGAAATCATGCCGGAGCCGGACGGCACGGGGGCGGACGGACCGTTCCGGCGGGTCTGGCGCGCTCCGGGCGATATTGTCACGCGGGAAGCGACCGATGCGCACCGCCTGGAGATTCCCGAAGGTGGCCGGTGTATTTCGCTCTTCGCCACCGGTCCCACGGTCCGTGAATGGGGATTCCATTGTCCCAACGGCTGGCGTCACTGGAAGGATTTTACCGCCTTCGGTGCCTCTGGGGACAGCGCGAGCGTCGGGCCGGGGTGCGACTGATGGCCATGTCGGCGTTTCAGACAGCGGTACTCCACTGGATGCGCCGGAGCTTTCCCGCTGGCTTCGGGATGGATCCAGCCGAACGGAATAACCGGTTTCTGGAGGAAGCGCTGGAGCTAGTCCAAGCGTGCGATATGACCGCCGAAGACGCGCACCGTCTGGTTGATTATGTTTTTGGACGCCCCAAGGGTATCCCTGAATCGGAGGCTGGCGGGGTAATGGTTACGCTGGCGGCGCTTTGCTTGGCGCGTCAGATGGACATGGCGGATTGCGCTTATATCGAATTGGGCCGCGTCGACACCCCGGCCATGATTGCCCGCATTCGTGCCAAATATGATTCGCGGCCGTCTGATTCGCCGCTCCCCGGCACCGCGTGACCAATGCGCCCAGCCCTGGACTTTGAAACCTATTCGGAAGCCGGCCATATATGGGACGAAACAACCCAGAAATGGCGGATGCCGGAGGGTGCCCGGAAAAAGGGTCTGGAGTCGGTCGGGGCCCCCGCATATAGCGAGCATCCAACCACCGAAGTGCTGACCGGCTCTTATGATCTGCTGGACGGCAAAGGCATCCGGCGCCTTGGTCCCCATCTGCCACCGCCCGAAGATTTGTTCATCCACGTCACGCGCCCAGGGGCGGAGCTCGAATCGCATAACGCCATGTTCGAACGGCTGATCTGGGCGAACGTTTGCGTTCCCCGGTACGGATGGCCGCCGCTCCCTCCCGGAGTCCAGCGCTGCAGCATGGCCACGGCTCGCGTCAACAGCCTCCCCGGCAAGCTGGACGCGCTGGGCGACGTGCTGCGGCTGGAAACCCGGAAGGATAAGGAAGGTAAGCGGCTGCTGGATAAATTCAGCGTGCCCCGCAACCCTACCAAGGCCGATAGCCGGCGCCGGATCCGGCCGGAGGATGACCCCGAAGATTTTGAACGGCTATGCCTCTATTGCGATCGGGACGTGCAAACGGAGCAAGCGGCCAGCTCCGCCATGCCGCCCATGTCACCCAGCGAGCTGGAAATCTGGCAGATCAATCAGGAAATGAATTGGCGAGGCATCGGCATTGACCGGCCGGCGGTGCTGGATTGCCGGGCGGTGCTGGAGGCGGTGCTGGAGCGCTACGGCGCCGAATGCCGCGAGATAACCGGCGGTATCGGCCCGTCCCAAGTGCAAGCGCTTGTGGGGTGGATTCAGGGCAGGATGCACGGTCCGACGTTTCGCTCCAACGGTGCCGGCGGTTACGGCTTCAGTCAGCAATATGATGAAGATTTAGCGGACGATATCCCATTTTAGTTGACGTGGAAACTTTAGCCGCTTAATCTATCTGAATGACCTATCTCTATGTCATCCTGGGACCAACAGGCAAAGCGTACGTGGGGATCACCAACAATCCCAAAGAACGCTGGCGTCAACATCGAAAGTGCAAAAAGGCTCATCCGCTTTATCGAGCCATGAAGAAATACGGACGGGACGCCTTCACGATGGAAATTGTTTCTTCTCATCCAGACCTTGTTGCCGCAAAAGCCGCAGAGATATCGTTGATCGCCATGCTCAATAGCGCGGACCGGTCGGACGGATACAACATTTCGCCGGGCGGAGACTATGACGCATTGACCGGCCCCATCGCTTTACGGCACCGGCTTAGTACCGACCCGACATTTTATGCCGCCTATAGTCTTCGGTCTTCGGAAGTCACGCGGGGGGTCTGGGCGTCCCGAAGCCCGAAGCGCAAGCGGCAAATTTTCGACACTATTTCCGCCACTCTGAAAAGACGATGCGCCGAAGACCCGGCGTTCAAAGCGCTCCAGCAAGAACGAATGTTGGCCGCGCGCGCCAAGGGAGACGTCCGACAAAGGGCCGAAGCCGCCAGCCGTGGGATTAAGCAATTCTGGGTGGACTTGCGTGCCGATCCAGACCGCTATGCCGACTACATCGCGCGGCGCCGGGAGACACTACAGGCCACCAACCGAGCGAAAAAGGCATGATAGCCTCTCTGGACAGCGAAACGGTAAGCGCGGCTCTGGAGCGACTCGACTTGCCGGCGGACGTGCGGCGGGTACTGGAGCTCCGTCAGCTAACCGCCTCCGCAAGCGTTAAAAAACTCTACGCGATGGATAACCAGGCGTGCCGCGACAACCGCCTTCGCGACCTTATCATCCATCACGGAACGCAGCCAGGGCGCCCTACGGGCGGGGCGGTTCAACCGCTAAATCTCCCGAAGGCCGGCCCCAGGCTGGTCTGGTGCGAAAAATGCCTCCGCCCCCATAAGCTCGCGCCGTTCTGCCCATGGTGCGGAAACCTGGGCGCGGCCGATCGGCGCCGGGAATGGACCGTGGAAATGGTCCCCTTCGTGCTGGAGATTATGGCCACGCGGGATCTGGGCATGGTGGAACGGTTCTTCGGGGACGCCCTGCTGGCCATATCCGGCTGCATCCGGTCACTGTTCATCGCCGCGGATGGTTACGATTTCATCGCTACCGATTACAGCAGCTTGCAAGCCGTGGTGCTGGCCTGTCTCGCGGGCGAGCAATGGCGTATCGATGCCTTCCGTGCTGGCAAGCCGATTTACTTGCTGGGGGCGAGTAAGATTACGGGGGTGCCGGTTTCGGAGTACCTCCGGTATTGGGAGCAATCGCACCCGGACCCAGCGTACCGCCAGCACCACCCGGACCGCCAAAAGATCGGCAAGGTTTCCGAGCTTGCTTGTTTCAACCGTCAAACCCAAGTGTTGACGGCCCGCGGATACGTGGATATTGTGGCTGTTCGTCTAACCGATTTACTTTGGGATGGGGTGGAATGGGTTTGCCATGCGGGGGTAGTCGCAAAGGGTATCGCGGAGACCGTCCGCCTGGATGGCGTCGGGATGACCCCGAATCATCTGATATTCTTGAACGGTTTTTGGAAGCCGGCAAGCCGACTCGTTTCCAACCGCACCATGCTCCGCCAAGCATTGGCGACAGGTTCGGCCAGCTTACCGTGGTTGGATACGGCAAGTGGGGGGCCGTTAGCTCGATTTTGGTTACGTGCGGTGGGTGCGATTCGAAACCGTACTATGTTGCGGCTTCTAATCTTCGCAAGGGGGCTAGCACTCGCTGCGGGGTATGCGCCCGAAAAGCGGCTGGCGCATACCAAAAAATGTTTTGGAAATACGCCGTCATCGTGCCGGATGATGGGCACCGACGCCGCCTTCTTAACCGAATTTCAGCCTGCCTTACTCGGTGTCGACCAGAGGGCCACCCCAACTATGGAAAACGCGGAATTCGCGTCCATGAGCCCTGGACTAATGGTACGGACGGACGTCGCGAATTTCTGGCCTACCTTGTCACTCTGGACGGCTGGGATCAACCGGCGCTGGAGCTTGATCGTATCGAAACGGATGGTAACTATGAGCCGGGCAATCTCCGCTTTGTTACGCGCCGAGCGAATACTGGCAACAAACGATCTATCCAAGCGATGCAGCGCGAGCTGGACGCCTTGCGAGCCCGTTTACGACATTGCACATGCGGGGCCGCGGAACCGATTTACGATCCAGACGGCCACCGGCCATCTGCTGGTTCATAATTGCGGATTCCAAGGCTGGATTCCCAGTTACCGCGCTTTCGGATCCGAAGAGCCCGACGATGTAATCCGAACCCAGATTCTCGCGTGGCGTGCGGCCAATCCCGCCATCGTTGAGTTCTGGGGTGGCCAGTGGCGCGGCCCGCCCTGGCGGCGCGAACGGGCGGAACTCTATGGCATGGAAGGCTATTTTATCGCCGCGCTCCAGTCGCCCGGCGTGGTCTATACGTTCCGGGGAATGCCGTTTCTCTATGATGCGACCACGGACAAGCTGACGATCGGTCTGTTAAGCGGGCTTCGCTCGCTGACTTATTGGCACCCGCGGCTCGCCCAGTCCGATCGTAATATGGACGAATTGGCCATCAGCTATTCCGGATATAACAGCAACCCCAAGCGCGGGGCGCCCGGCTGGCAACGGCTGTCCACCTATGGGGGCTCGCTGACGGAAAACGTGGTTATGGGTCATGAAGTGGAAATCCAGCGCCACGGCATCAAAGCGCTGATTGCCGCCGGCTATCCGGTCCCGGTCATGGAGGTTTATGACGAAGTGGTCCTGGAGGTTCCGCACGGCTTTGGGACGGTGGGGCATGTGGAAGGGATCTTGTCGACCCCGCCGCCCTTTGCGCACGATTGGCCCATCCGGGCCGAAGGCGGCTGGCGAGGCCGAGTCTATAGGAAGGTCTGATGCTCCGGGGCGCCAGTCTGACCAATTTCAATGCCGACGGCATCCCCCAGTGCCGGCCGATGCTCTATCGCTGCTGGGACGGCTCGCGGCTCGTCTTCGCATGGCTGATGACCAATCCGTCCGTGGCCAGCCATCTGATAGATGACCCTACATGCGGACGGACCGTGACCACCAGCGATGACCACGGGGGTGGCATGTCTCTGCTGGGTAATATGTGGAGCTGGCGCACCCCGTATCCACGCGACCTTTGGACGGCGTTGGCAGCGGGTCGCATCACCGAAGACATGATTCTGGCGAATGAACGGGCCTTGGAGCTGATCGGAGGGGCGGCCGATCGGCTGGTGGTCGCTTTCGGAGCGGAACCTATGCGCCGCCACCCGGAGCATTGCCGGCGGATGCTGGGCGCTTTCACCCGGTACAATTCGTCCCCCTTACTATGTCTGGGCACCACGGACGATGGGATGCCTTTGCACCCGCTGGCCCGTGGGAAGAGCGCAAACGCCGGAATTCCCCCCCAACCGTATATTGGCCCCTACCCGATTCGCTCCGGTAGAACGTGCGCCGAATGGAAACCGATAAAGGATTGACCGCTCCGTCACCGCTCGCTACAAGTGACTTGCACTTAACAAAGCGAGTCGCTGGCATGTCAGGTACCCCAAAACCCCCGGAAACCGCCCTGTGCCCCCAGTGCGGCCAATCTTATGAGGTTCGTTATGGCCGCCGGTTCTGCCGGCGCAAATGTCAGGTGGATTTCAATAATCGCATGGCGGCTGAGGGTAAAATCCTCGCACCACTGGTCAAAGCGATGTTCGCCACGCGAGGCGGTGGGCACGGGGGGACTCAACCGATCTGCGGTCAAGCCCGTAGCGAGCTGACCCGGATCGCCCGGATGCTCAACGATGCCGACAAGGCGGCCGGCCGTCCACCGGTCGCGGAGTACGTGGCGCGGCTATTCGACAGCGGCACGCTTTACATGGACCGGCGGCGCTTGCCGGTTGCCGGGCAGAGCGCCTAGCGGTAGGAGATAGTGATATCGGGCGCAACGGTCCCGGTGGTAACGATGGTCAGCCCCGTGCTAAAAGCCACATCGTAAATGTATGACTCCTGTCCGGCCAGCGTGTTGATGACCGCGATGACGCTGCCGGAAGCCGCCGTATTGTCATAGACCGTAGTGACGGAGGCGACCGTGCCGAGGTTATTGACCGACAGGGTATGCAGCACGCCCGCGCCGCTCTTGATCGTCGTGGTGGTGGCCGTCGATAGATGGGCGTAGCTATAGCCGGCCGGTGTGACGGTAAATGCCGCATCGCTCGCGGGGACAACGGACAGGCTTGCTGCGCTTGTCTTTACCCCCAGGCTGGCCGGTATCTGGGCGGAGAGCGCGGTCTGGTTGGCGCTGGTGGCCGCGCCGGTCGGCAAACTGACGGTGCCGCTGATATTGGTAATCGAGCCGCCCGCCTGGAAAGGCGAGCCAAGGGTAGTATTGATGGTCGTCAGCGCGGTATTGCCGGTGGTCTGGAGCGCACTGGTGGACGCGCCGGACGGAAGCCCCACGGTAAAGGTCGCGTTGCTCGCCGGGGTAACCGACAGGCTGTTGGCGCCGGTCTGGGAGCCCAGGGACGCCGGGAGCTGCGCGGCGACGGGACCGGTATAACCGGAAGAAGCGTAAGCGCCGGACGCATCCAGCGAAATGGTCGGCATCGCCTGTACCGCTTGGCCGGTGACGGTCTTTGCGGCAGGCAGCGTGACGGTCGGTTGGGAATAGACGGTGACCGGCAATAGCAGCACGGCCAGCAATACGAGTAATTTGCGCATCGGTCGTTTCCTTTATGAATTACAAATAATTGACGCTTTGATTTCCCGAACGCGCGGTGGCGAATGGTCAGTGGTCGCGGTGATGGCGACGGTCTGAAAACTGGCGGTCCCGCCGGTCAGCCAGAAAATCATGGACGTGGCGTTATGGGTGATATCCGAAACGTCCAGATCCCCCGTGACCGTTACCGATACCCCGGTCAGCGACTCTTCATCACCGAGCCAGTCGGACCAATCGACCGCATAGTCCAGCCGGTCCGGCGTGTACCTGGTGGGCAATTGGTAATCGGCCATCCTAGCACGCCCTCACCTTGATCGCCCGATCCTGATAGGGCACCCGGATTGTTCGGTCCTGCCGGGCCACGCGCACGATACGGTCTTGGCGCGCTATCCGCAACACACGGCAATTATCGGGCAGCGCATAATGAAGCCCGGCGGCTTCGGCGGTAAGGGGCGCAAGGTCGGTATCATTGGCCGCGTGGAGACGGAGCGCGCTGACCGCACTGGCGACCAACGGGTCAAGCGCATGGACCGACGCGCCGTGGATTGAGAGGCGGCCGGCACCGCTCGCGCTGGCAGGACTAAGGGTAATGGTCACGCTGCCCTGGAGCCGCAAGCGCCCGTTGGGTCCGCCAGTGCCCGCAGTCTCCTGGATCAGAGTGCCGGAGGGACCGACCCATTGCCGCTGGCCGGTTTCCTGGATTAACGTCCCTCGCGGCCCGACCCATTGCCGGGGTTGCGATGGGGCGGCCAGTATCACCGCGCCAAGGGTGGTGCTGACGGACCCCACGATCCCGCCGGTTCCGGCCTCAACGCCGGTTGCATTGGCAAGGGTGATGCTGGCCGCGCCGTGAATCGGAAGGAGGCCGGCGGTAAGTGCGGTTGCGGGGGATAGCGTGGTCGCTGCGAATGCCGAGATACGATCGGTCGCCGCCTCGCTGCCGGTCGCATCGGCAAGGATCGTTGCCACGGTTCCGACAATGCGTTCCGTTCCGGTATCAATGCCGGTCGCTTCGGCAAGCGTGACGATGCTGACCGCCTGCAGGACCAGAACGCCTTGGGCCGATGCGGTCAGATTGCTGGCGGTGGTATTGGCCGTGCCGTGGATCGGAAGGGTGCCCGTGGTACTGCCGGTCGCGGCGCCAAGGGTGGTGCTGGCGGTCCCGCTGATGCGGTCGGTTGCCACGTCGACTCCCGTTGCCGGGGCTAGAGCGGTACTGGCCGCACCGTGGATACCGATGGCGCCGGTTGCTACTGCGGTCAGCGGGCTGGTGGAGGTATTGGCCGTCCCCTGGATTTTGACGGTGCTGGCCGCGCTGGCCGCCGCGGCGCCAAGGGTGGTCGTGGCGGACCCCGATATACTGGCCGTTTCCTCAACCAGTGTTCCGCCCGGCCCGACCCATTGCCGCGTGCCGGTTTCTTCGGTCAATGTGCCGGAGGGTCCGACCCATTGCCGAGACATTACGCGAGGTCCGCTTTGGGATCGACGTAAACGGTGGTGGACGCCTTGGCGACCTTAACCCGGAAGCGGACCGGACCCTTCATCTGGGGGGTAAAGGTGACGTTAAGTTGCTGTTTGACGGGCGTACCAAGGTCCGTGGTGGTCCAAGCGGTGCCACTGTCGCTCGTCTGATTGGCCGGGGTCGTCAGCACCGTGGCGTTGGCATCGGTGATAAGCGTTGCGACCGGCGTTGCCGAGCTGCCGAGATATTCGACCTCAACCCAAATTTCAGCATCGGTCAGGGTCACATTGTCCGTAACGGTGTGGACGGTGAGTGTCAGCGGCGAGCCGATCGCATCGTTCCAGATCGCGCCTTCGAATGTCTCGAAGGGGAAGGTGCGCTTGCTGTTGGCGGTGGTGACGATCTTCCAACTGTAGGCCGTCGTGCCGTCCGACGCGCCAGCCGTGCGGATGATCGTCAATTCGGTAGTGAGGGTGCCTTGGTAGCGGTAGCGCTCATTGCGCTCGACGTTGGTTGTCGAGTTGCAGCCGATGAGGTCCGGGCCAATAAACAGCGCATTTGTGGGGGTGGCCGCGACGGTAACACTGGCGTTAAGTTTGCAATTTACGATGTTGGCAACAGCCAAAGAGCTAGCTCCAAAAAGCGTTACCCCCGAGCCGGACGCACTAAGATCAAGGCCGCTCATGACAAGGGCCGCCCCAGCATTTTGCGTCGAAACCAGCGTCGTCGGTACTGTCGCGCCTGTTACAAATACGGAACCCGGCTTAGAGGCTATGGTCGTCTTTGAACTGCCCAGCTTAAGCGATTGCCCGGTAGCGCCGAAAGACAGGGTGCAGTTAACGAGGGTGGCCAAGGAGGACGCCGAACCCCCCCCTGTGACTATCCCGGCAGAACCTGATGTGGTTATCAGATTAAAAGCGCAGGCTTCCCACGTCTGAATGCTGCCGTTGGCATTGGATATGTTAAGATTGGCTGAGGCCGATGACCCCGTGCCACAATTAAACGTAATCCCATACCCATAAACTACACCGGCTAGGGTAAGCGCAAAATTACCCGTAACTGTGATGGACGCTCCGGTTGTTAAGACGCCAGAAGAATCGACGCACAAAGCACGATCTGGAGCCGTGCTCGTGCCGTTGAATGTTATTGTGAGCGTGTTGGCTCGTGTTTCAGCATGAGACGCTGGAAAATAGTAATCGTCGCCAGCCGCGCCCCAGGCAATAGCATTAACAGTCCGGGCGTGGGGTGCCGCATAGGAGGACGCCGAGTTATACGTGCTGCTCCCCGTAACCTCCGTCCAGACAGCCGTGCCGTCGTTGGTCGTGCTGCCCTTGGTCAGCGTCCATGTCGGCTCGGCGGCGCCGCTAACCCCCGCCGTGGTGCAGCGCCAGACGCGCTCGTTGCCGACGCTCGGCGCGGCGAGCTGGCGGCGCAAGTCCCCAACGCTGTAGCTGGTCAGCGCGGCCCAAGGCGTAACCGCCGTCCATCCGACGCTGCTGACGTACCATGCGGCCATGCCGCCGCGCCCTTATGCGTTGCCGTCGGTCAGGGTGTACCCCGTGACCAGGAAGTCCTGTCCGACCGCGAAATTGGTATTATCGACGGTCATACCGACGGGACCGACATAATCCCAGACCACGGTATTGTCGGTGATGCCCGTGCCGGTGCCGGTCGGACCGCCCGACCCGGCGGACGTGCCAGCCGTGGTCACGCGGTAGACGTTGCCGCCATTGTTGGCCTGCTGGTTGAGGACGTACGCCGTGCTGGCCGCCCAGGCTTGGGATACCAGATCCTGAATGCCACAATTGGTCCCGCCGCTGTCATAGAAGCGATAATAGCCCGCATAGCCCGAAGCGTTCGCGGCGGTATCTTCCCACGTGCCGGACTTGGCCTTGCTGCCACCGCTCGCCGCCGCCATGTAATCCGACGGCAACGCGAGCTCGGCCAGTAACGTGCCGGTCGCCGCGGCGGCGCAATTGGCGGGCATGGCGCCCGAATAGATGCGAAGAAGCGCGGCGGTGCCGATGGTCAATTCGATCGAATCGAGCCGGGCGTTACGGACGGCAACGGATAGCTGCATTGGAAAATCCCCTGATCTGGCGGACTATTACTTTACTACCTAGCGCACCGTTCCGCTAATTGCCATAGGCGATAAACGTGCCCTGTACGCTACCCGACGGCAAATAGCGGGTCTGGAATTGACTGAGGGTAATGCTGCCCGAAATAAGCGACACTTGATTATCTTGGTTGGCGGTGCTGTTGCCGCCACCGACCACACAAGAAAAACAGGCGGTCGGAAAAGCGATCGGGAAACCGACCGTCAGATTGATCCCGCTGCTGATGGTGAACCGGCCCCACTGGTGGATCAGGCCGCCGGGCAGCGTGTAATAGCCGTTCTGATTGAGATCGCACCCAGGCGGCAATTCCAACAACGCCGCAGCGAGCCCCATCGGCGTGACAAAATTCGTATCGTCCGTCTCGTCCAGGGGGTCCGGCGCCTTCACCGGCATCAGCGGTTCCCAATCGGCCGGCGAGCCGCCATCGGGATCGGTGGTATTATTGTCCGCGGTCGATACCCAAAGAATGCCGATCGGGTTGCTCATCAGCACCGCACCAGCCGGATAGCCCCCAATCGCGGCAGCGAACGTGCCGTCATACTGGATCGGGCCGCCCGCTTGCGCCCAGCGTGACCATCCCGACAGTTCGTATAAAATGCCGTTCATATCCTTGCCGCGGGGCGGGACGCCGCCGGACGCAACCGACTGAAAATTGAGTGGGGGAAAGCCGTCGGTCAGCGATGCGGCGCCACTGGTCACGCCGATTTGCGAGGCGGTCGGAATCGGTACCAGCTTATAGGTGCCACTCGCGTTGTTGCCCCAGGGAATCGGGAATTTGGTGGTCGGAATGTCGCTTGCTAGCATCGCCTATGGTCCTATGTGGAAACTTGCCGCTACGCCGGCCGGCTTCGGTAACACCCCCGATTGCTGGGCGAGCGTGGAGTCCGGAGCGCTCAATACGTCGGTGAAGCGATAGGTTATCGTCATATCCAGGTTGTCAATGACATAGCAGTTTCCATAGTCCGGAAACAGGTTAATGAGGATCTGATTTATGGCCGGAATCGACCCGTCGCAAATGTTGGCAAATGCCTTGGCCAGCAGCACCCGGCGAAACACCCCGTCCGACAGATAGAAATTTTCCGTCAGTGGCGCGGCGCCGCCGTACCAGATACCTTCCCCAAAAGTATGTCCGTCGGTTGCTTCCAGCCACCCCAGATACGTCCCCGGAATAGGAACGTGCAGTAGTCGCCCGACGCCTAGAATGCGCCCCCAGACGTCAAGCCCCCAGCCTTGCGCGGAATCGATGTTCCAGATCAAATTGTAAAAGTCGTTGAGCCGGACCGTGGGATCAAAATACTCCACAAGGTTGGCCACCAGCCGCATCAGAATCGGGCTGTTCTGATACTGACTGATGATCGTCTGGGCGATCGGATATGGCGGACCGGGCGCTTGCGGAGGCGCGGGTGGATAATCCGGTCCCGGCGGCGGTGGCGGCACGGGTGGAGGTAGCGGCGGCGGGTGCGGAGGGGAAGGCGTCCCTGACATTAAACAATCGTCACATGAACATCGGCGGCGTCCAGCGTCGGAACCTGGTCGATATTCACCGTCACGCTGTCCGCGGTCGCCGATACCGACTTGCGGGTACCGCTTGCCACCGTCTGGGATTTGCCAAGCGTATAGGTGCCGGTGCCTCCAGCTCCGGTGCCAAACGCGGTAATGACCGTGCCCGGCAGCAACCCCGCGCCGGTTACGGTCTGACCGACCGCAAGCGTTCCGCTCGCCACCGCCGTGACGGTCATGGTCAGACCGGAAATGCTTGCGGTATAAGTGGCCGCCGGGCTGTTGGCCGATCCGACATTGATGGCGATAATCGATTGTCCCCAGGCCCCCAGTGCTGCCACGTTCGCATAGAAACGGCTGGCAAAGACGGTCGCGCCGATTTTGGCCCGCTCCCCACCGTCACTTCCGGTAAACGCCGCGATAATGGCCGCCGCCACCTGGGCCTCCGCATCCGCGGGTATGAGGGCGTTGGACGCAATGCTGACCGCGAAGACGATTTGCAACGGTGCGGCCGTCTGAAAACTGACCGAATAGCTGGGATAGGGAATCGAGTAGCCGCTATTATCGTCCACCACGGTCACGGTGGTGGCGCCGGTGTAGCCGCACCCCGGATTTTTCTTGCGCCAGATGGCCTTGGCGACGTCGGCTGGCGCACCACCGGCAACGCATACGTACAGGCTGTGCGCGGCGATGCTGACACCGCCGATCGTCACCGGCGAACCAGTATTGTTTTCGGTCACATAGGCATCCAGCACTCCGGCCACGCCATGGACCGATCCGTGAATGGCGGGTAACGTACCGGCCGCATTGATCGCAACAGATTCAATCCGACGCTCTTCGAAGTCCGCGCGGCTCTCCACGTCCTGCCCCGAAATGCCGTAATCGGGATTGGTCACGCTGTCCCAGCCGGGGAGGGTTTGATAAATGCTGTTGAGCGCCCCCGGCGGACATGGGATCGGCCCGGTTTCCAGGCACTCAAAGGGCAGCGTGACCGAGCCGCCGGCCGGAATGGTGCTGGTGGCCGTCGCCTGGAAAATGTGGCCGTCGGTGGTGATGGCCTTGGCGCCGCTGAAAATGATGGTCCCGGTCAGGCCGCTACAAACCGCCTGGACCGTCGTTGGCAGCGCCGGCTTGCGCTCCAGAAAATAGATGCGCGCAATGGCGTCCTGCATCCGGCCGTTCGCAAAGGCCGGATCGACGCCGTTGGTGTACGCCAGATATAAATCGTTCGCATAGCCCAGCACCGCCGCCATGCTGACCGCGAGCTGGCCTTGCGGGGTGGTCTGGTCCAGATTGAGGTTGCCACCGAACGCCGCGTTGTAATCCGCCAGTATCCCGGCCAGAATTGCGGACTCCAGCGGTGCGATAAAACCGTTGGGTCCGAAGGTCGGTTGCGGGACGTTGGTAGCCATCGGCTAGAGGCGTAGCATAAGGGGGCGCAAGGCGCTATAGTCGCGGCTCGCACGGAAGGAAACGCACATGTCCGTCACCACCCTCATTATCGTCATCCTTGTGATTTTACTGGTCGGATCGTTGCCGACATGGGGGTACGCCCGCAATTTGGGATACGGGCCGTCCGGGTTGCTCGGCACGGTGCTTGTTATCATTCTCATTTTGTGGCTGCTGGGGCGATTATAACGGCTCGCATTGACGGCACGGTCAATTGCCGATAAACCCGCGTGACTATGACCAAAAGCCGCAAGACCGTCCGATACGCCCGCAACATGCCGTGGTATCGGTCCCGCGTGATCGTCGGGGCTCTAGTCGCCGCTTTCGCCACCATTCTGGAGCGCACCGGCCTTGTTCGGGATATCGCACCGAACGATTTGGCCGTATGGACCGATTTTGCCCTGACGTTACTTGGCGTCATTGGCGCTGGTATGACGGTCCAGGGCCGCCTCACCCAAGACATTGCCCCACGAATCACGCTGAAGGATCGGACATGAAACGCTTTGCCATCGTCGCCGCAATCGTCCTGTCGCTTACCGGGTGTGCCGGTTGGCAAAATGCCGCCGGCATCGGATTGGGGGGCCTGGGTGTGCTGCTGGGCGCCGCGCCACCGCCGGCCGGAGCGATCGTTCTGGACCAGACGAAGCTGACCGCCGCCAACCATCTGGCCCGTTCGGTCGCGGACAATCTGACCGCCGCCTTCACATCGGGCGCCATTGCGCGGTCCAACGATCCGGACACCGGCCGTCCGCGCGCTAATTTCTGCGCGATGGTCATGGCGGACCTTGCGACGATCACCGACGAAGGGGGCCGGGCGCTCGCGCTGGGTTGCCGAATCGAGCATCATCTGGACCGTGCGGGCGCCGCGTTCGATGCGCGTGATCCCGTCGCCTTCGCGGACAATCTGGCCAAAGCGGACAGCTATACGAATCAGCTCGCGGAGCTTGTCCGCGCGGCCAATGCGAGAGGATCCGGCCAATGATCGACCTGACCAAAATCAAACCCTTCGTCGACCTTGCGCTACAGGCGGCACGGCTGGCGGGCGCGGATACGCCGGCCTTCACCAAGATCACGGCGGGCATCAGCACGCTGCTGGGCGGCGTCCCGGCAGAGCAAGCCCGGTTCGATACCGGCCTGCCCGATGCCGTCAAAGCGCGCAAGGATGCGTTTGATCGGGCGCAAGATGCGGGCGGCTTCCGCCCCAAGCACCCGGACTCGCTGCCGCCACCCCGCTAGAGCGTGACGATTGCCGGGCCGGCGCTGGTGGTTATCTGGACCTGACCGCTGATCTGGCGGCCCACCACGGCGGTCAGGAAAACCGTCGCGGCCAGTACGCCCGGCACCGACAGCGCGGCCCGCACCAGCCCATCCTTCAGCACCTGGATGGGCTGATATTCGCCCAGTATCTGATCGAAATAGGGAAGCCCGTCGGTCCCCCCGTACCAGAGCTCGCCCTGGAACAACCGGCAAGCGGACGCCACGTCCTGCAGGATGCTGTAGGGCTCGCTGGCCAATGCGATGTTGCCGATGGCATCCACCGCTAAATCCCAGGCGTTTCGATCCAGCAAGAGCGTTGAGGCCATAGTCACGGGTCTAGCATGGCGGCGGGGTGTGGGCAATTATGGGGGATTGACGGCTCGGTCAGCACTCGATAATACGAGTCGGGACAGAGAAGGAGCGATTCGAAATGGAAAAATTTGAGGGCAAGAATCATGGCCTGACGTGCCGCGAAATCAGAATCGAGTTGTGCAATTTGCTACGGTCGCGGCGCGAAATGATCGAAATCTATCGGCGCAAAAGATCGTGGCTCGACAGCGAAAGGGCGATGGCTATTGCCGGAACCATGGCGGAGATTCGGGCGCTGGAAAGTGTCCTCCCGCCGCCGCTCGATACGCCCTATAACGGGCAGAACGACGCGGCATGAGCGGCTTCAATCTCCGTAGCGGCCTGCGCGCAATGGTGACTCCAACCGCGGAAGGCGTGACGTTAAATTTCGCCAAATTGGATGGCCCTAAAGTGACCGGCGTAGCGATCGAACTATGTCCGGACGAAGCGGCGCGGCTGGCCGGGGATATCGCAGAGGCGCTTCTTCGCGCGGGCCACACACCGTGACCGTCGAACGCCAATATGGAGCGATCGTCTTTCTCTGCGACCAGCAGAATATGGTCAATTGCGAAGAGACTCTGGAAACCGGCGAGTCCGACTGGAACGATGCTTTCGAGAAATTGAGTCGGGCCCATTGGCGCGTTTTCAGACGTGGGAATGGCTGGATTCATTGCTGCAGCAAGTGCTTGGTGCCGCGATGATAGGCAAGATCGAAGAGTATTTTGGTGCGACATGCGCCCGCTGGTTTCGGGTGGCCCTGTTGGTCGACTGTGCGTATGTCGCTATCCGGCTACTGACCTAGCCGTTAATCCGTGCCTCCGCCGCAGCGATAGCGGCCGTCACCGCCGCCAGATCCGCAGTGGCCGCCACACCGTTGGCCACCAGCTTGGCCGCCGCCGCCGCCTGGGGCCCCAGCACCGCCGTCTGGATGCTCTGCAGGAACGTGACCACCTGGGGGAGCGTGGAAAAGCTGGCGGTAGCAAGCGCGGCCAGTGGTCCCACAATCGCTTCGGCGGCGCCCGCGGCGGATATCTGGGCCCCCAGCGCCCCCGTGACGATCGGTGCAATAGCGTCCAGCTCCGCTTGCGTGGTCACGCGGTCGATCTGGGCGATGGCGTCGGATGCGAAGGTCATGCGAGCTCCACCAGGATGCCTTTGACGAACGTGGCCACCCGTCCGGTAATATCGGTGATGACCCCAGTGGCGCCAGCCCCGACTTGCATGCTATCGCTCGCGGTGACCAGCGGCGCCTCCAGCGCGATGCCGGCACCACCGACCCGGACGAATTGCATGGGCGTCAAATTGAGAATCCCCGGAATATAGATCGCATCCGCCCAGTCGAATTGCCGGCGCGAGCCGGGGTTGCTGGGGGCGCGGTTGGCCTTCACGCTGCTGATATCCCTGTTGGCAATGACCGCCATGCCGATATCGCCGGCCACCGGATCCACGATAATTCCATTGGTGCCGCCCTGGACCCGGAGTACCGGAACATTGTGGATAACCCCGTGGGGCGTTGCGTTGCCCTCCCCGTCGATCTGGGCCACCATTGGCTGGACGTCGACCGTCAGACCATCGGCACCGACCGCTTGCACCAGAACCGGCTGGCTGGTGGCCAGGGCGCTGGAAAGCTGACGGAAAACAAAGGCGAGCTCGTTAAAGTCGCCCCCCGCGTCGGGAATGCGCGCTTGGCCCTTATAGGATTCGTCCGGCATGGGGCGGGAGATTATCACGCTGGGGCGGGGGCGGCTAGGGCTCTGTGGTTAAGTGATGATCGGCACCGCCTGACCGATCAGGCCGCACTCTACCCTTGTAAACCACTTGCCGCCCGGAACCTCGCTTTCCAGATCATGCGAAACCTGGGCGACCATCCATCCGCCCGATGCCGGCAAGAGCTGGGACTCCACGTGGATTTCCGTACCGAAGGCAATGGCCGGATTGTAGAGCATCGTTAGCTGAATGCCGCTCTGGGTATATGACGGATAGCCGACCATGCCGGTGTCGGGCCCGACCACCGTTCGCTGGCCGCCGCGGGCACCGTTGGCCGGCCAGATCGCCAACCGTCGGTTTACATCGTCAATGACGCAATTGAAATTGCCCGCCTGGGCGATGGCGCGGATCTGGTCCAGCAGCGTTCCGGCCAGATACGGATTACTGAGCTGGACCGACACCCCGCTATTTTCCACCGTCAACGGCGGATTCATCCGGGCCGCCAGCCCCGACAGGATGAAAGCCGCATCCACCGCACCTTTGTAGCTGGTCGGGGCCACCGGCTGCAGCAAGTCCAGATAGCCACTGGCCGCCCGGACGTACATGGCGCCTTCGGGCTGCGATATGTCCGCCCAAGCTTCCACGATGTTGCCGATGAAGCATGTCGCCACGCTGCCATCATCGCCGGCCGAAAAGACCACGGTGTTGCGGCGGGCGTCATACTGACGAAGGATGTTCAGGATCGTCAGCTTGTTCATGACGTCCAGCGGGAGCCCGAAGACCCGCATGTTTAATTCGCTCATTTGGGCGCCGCCCGACCGCGTGACCGTGGCCGTGACCCGCAACCCGGAAACCCGGACGGTATCGAAGTCCGCTTTGCCAAAATCGCCTTGGCCTAGCTGGAATTCCAGATCGATTCGACGATGGGCGAATGACATGCGCTTGGCATAGCCAAATATTTATCGCCGGTCCACATAGCCCCTATTGACCGCACCGTCAGCGCTGGTATGGTGACCGCTCCGGAAAGGGCGAAACGAATGAACGCGGCAGCGCTGGTCCTTATCGCTTTATCCGTTTTCTCAATCTCTTACGAAATCAGGAAAGGCACCAAAATGGCAACCCAAGCAGTCGCGGCGCTTCTGGCCGCCGTCGCCCTCGTCGGCAAGGAAGTCGGTGAAACCGCCGATGCGATCCGCAACCATGTGAACAGCGATTCCGGCATCAGCGCCGACGTCCTCCTGGCCGCGGCCGACAAGCTCACCGCCGCGGCGGGCCAGCTTGACGAGCTGCAGGCCGGCCTTGCCGGCGACACCGGCTCCAGCGATACGCCCGCTTCCGACGTCCCGGCCGATGGCAGCGACCAGGGCGGCGACACCGGCTCCAGCGATGCGCCCGCTTCCGACGTTCCGGCCAGCGATGCGCCCGCGGTGGATCCGGCGGTGTCCGGCGATACGGGCGGTTCCGGCAACGATTCGACCTTCGGCAACCAGAACGGCGTCGGCAGCGACTTCGAAACCGGCGAGCCGAACGAAGAGCCGTCCGAATCCAATCAGGTGGACGAGCCGGCCAGCGATGCGCCCGCTTCCGACGTCCCGGCCGATCAGCCCGGCGGCCAGTCCGACCAGTAATCGCGGGCCCCCTCTGCGACAAGGGAAGGGCGGTGCGGTCCAATCGCGCCGCCCTTTTCTATGCCGACTGGTTGCCCAGCGTACTATCCCAGAGCAACAGGAACCGTCCCCCCAGGCCCGTATAATCGGGGTCTGCGGCGCCCTGGCTATCCCAGAAATAAAGATCGCCTAGGAAGCCCAGATAAATCGATCGGACCAGCGGGTTGCGATCCTCGCAAATGACCCCCAGCACCACCGGCACGTCGGCAACGTACAGATCCATATAGAGCCCGGTTGCCTTCTGGAAAACGTCGATACGGCAAAGCTGACCGCCAAGCTGGACGGCCATGGTCTGCGAAGCGACCGCGATAAGGGGAATTTGCGATATCATGGGCCAATGTCGATCGGTAAACCCTGTTGGAAAAGCCGTTCCTGGGCTGGAGTCAATGCCTGGACCGACCCGTTATTGCGCGGATTGGCACCACTGGGGGCATGGGTGGTCCCGGCCGTTGCAGCGATCGCGCCGATGCCGGGGCCCGTCACCGACGAAACGAATTGCACCGACACCTTGGACCGAATCTCCGTTGCGTGAAGCTCCACCGTCAACAGAGAGACCCCGCTGGTCGCCTCGCGGCGATAGTCCTGCCGGATCAGATTGGCGTTCAAATAAACCCGTTCCGGCGTGACTATGGTGAACAAATCGAGCGCGGCGACCAGCGCATCCACCATGTCCAGAAATTCCTTCCGGTCCGCCAGACTACCGCCTTTGGTCATGATCACGCGGATATCGTAGGGGAGGGTGACCTTGTTGAACGATTCGAAGCTGCCCGCTTCCAAAGGATAATCGGAAATCCGATATTCGCGCTGGAATTCAAAGGCGGTTATATTGTCGGGCCGGAGCGCCAGCGCCCCCTTCTGGCTGAAAATGCCCCATGCGGTCATCTGTCCCGGACTGAGGCTGGCGGCATCCCTGGTCAGCCGTTCCAGACTCGACTCCTGTCCTGTATCGATTCGATTGACCGGGGGGACGCCTGGGAAGCGTGGGACGTTGGGATAGAGGGGATCCGCCATCGCTAATTGAGCCCCGAATTGGCTTGCGTCACCACGCCCCTACGTTGGACGGCGCGGGGTACTTCCTCCGCCACCGCCCGTGCCTGATGGGCAGACGTTCCGGGCGGGGTATAAACGACAATCGATCCAACCGATACATGAGTGCCGCCGCCTCCGCCAGACCGCGCGATAGCGGTACGGGCACCACCATGACCCGGCAACGTGGCGCCCCCGCCAATGGCCCAATCGCGCAGCCCGTGATGGGCGTACAACCATTGGGCCATCCGGTCTTGGGTGCCTGGGGAAAAGCGCTGGTTGCGCCACCTCGTGCCGAAGACCCCGCTAGCCGCGGCGGCCAAGGTGGCCCTGACAAACTGATAGGCGCCGATCGCTGACGATCCGGGATCATCTGGGCCTCGGCGCCCGCGAGACAGCCGGGTAAGCTGTGGCTGCAGCACGTCATGAATTTCACCAAGGGTCATGGTGGTAGGCGCCCGCGGCGAGGGCAGATCGTAAACCACCCGATTATAGTTATTGCCCGATTCGGTTTGCCGCACCCGTGCGAGCGGACCACCGGGAGCGCCCGCACCACCACCGCCGGCCGGCGCACCAGCGGCCGGCTGGCCCGGCGCCGTACCCCCAAAAGCCGGGTCCGCCAAAGTCCCGCTGGCGATGCGTAATTGCTCGATTTGTGGATTGAGCGCAGCTATTTGCCGCTGCACGTCCTGACGCAACGCTGGATCGGTGGTCTGTTCAAGCTCCGTTTGCAAAATCCAGCGGCGAAGGCGCAAATATTCATATTGCGCTGCGGCCCCCCAATTGCTGGACGTGGTGGTGGAAGCGAGGCTTGCAATGGCAATCCCGGCCGCAGCGATCAGCCCCGGCAACCCGGCGAATCGTAGGGCCACCAGGGCAACGGTGCCGCCCAATGCGCCGAACGCAGCATTCGCTAGCCATGTGTTATTGGTGACGAAAGGAAGGCCGGTTTCCAGCAGCCACGTCAGCGTTGGCCGCAAGTCCGCTTTGATGCGGTTGGACAGAATCGATAGCTGACGTTCATAATCCTGGGCGGCGCGGGCGTCCCGATCGGTCACGGGCCCAACGCGCTCCATCTGGCCCAGCAAATCCTCCACCCCGTGCCGACCTTGCGCGAGGGTGCGAATGAAGCTGTCCGACAGCCCCAGCCGCTGCAATCGGGCATAGAATTCACGCTGGGATATATGTGACCGGCGTTCGGCCAGTGACAGCGCCAATTGCTCCGGACTTTGTAAGTCGTGCGCGCTGATGCCGAGCGCGGCCAGATCCGCATCGTGGACCGCCCGGCCGGTCAGCATGTAGCTGGTATATTCGGCATTAAGCGCCGCCAGAGAGGCACGGGCGTCCTGGGCGGTGCCCCCCATGGAGTGGACCGCCATTTCCCAGACCGATACCCGCTCTGTTGCGATTCCAACGCTCTGGGCGAACCGGCCGGTTTCCGCGGCCCCGTGGATCAAGTCGGTGACAAAGCCGCCCAGGCTTCGCGCTCCGGCTACCACCAAAAACAACCCGACGATTTCATTTTTCAGCCGGCTGAACGATTCGGCCCCGCGGCGCCCGTCAGCTTCCATGTCGCGAGTGGTACGGCGCGTCTCGTCTTTCGTCCGCCGCAAATCGTCACGGAAGTCGGCCATTTCCTTCTTATATTTGGAAGGATCCAGCCCCAGCGTGACAACGAATTCGTCAACAATTTCCACGCTATTCTTCCCGGTTCGCTAGCTGCTGGTTATGCGTGTCGACCTCCACGATTTCCAGCAGGACGTAAAGGTCTTCAGTCCCATAGACCGTATCGAGCTCAATCAGGCTGGCGATGCGGGCGGAGACAACGGCACCGATGGCTCGGCTGACGTTGGCGTACTCGGCGTAATCCCGATCCGACTCTTGGCCAACGCCCCCAATTTCGACAGGGCGTCGGCTATCGAAAAACCCAAGTGGAGCGACATGACCTCGCTGCGTAAATGAAGGCGCGTGGCGACTTCTTCGATATCGTCTTCCACCAGCCCCCGCGTGACCGTCGGTTGCTTGGGGTCGGGAACGATCTGGACGCACCCCATCATTTCGGCCATCAACGGCTCGATATCTTCCGGCGCCAGACTTCCCTGCAGTCGGAAACCGGCCCGGCCGATCGCCGCCACGCCGGCCATTCCGGATCCTTCCATTTCGTCGGGAATCTCGATACCGGCCCGGCCGATCGCAGCCAGAGCCCGCATTCCCCAGTTTTCGGCTTGGCTGGCGGGCATTTCGGTCAGCAAAAAGACCTTGCCCTTATCGCGACCTTCCGTCGCTATGGTCACGGTGGTGGTTTTCCGCATGGCGGCCCTCGTTTAGTAGGGCGCGGCGGTAATCCGCTCCCATGTGATTTGGTAGCGCCGCGGCTGCAGCACCTTGCGGGCGGCCGGGGTCGGTGGAATACTGGTCAGGAAGCCCCGCGCCATCGCATATTTGCGCTGGATAGCCTGGAGCTGCACTTGACCGTTGGCGATATAGGTTTCGCGCGACTGGACCATGGCGGCGATCCAAGCTTCGAAAATCCGGTTGGAATCGCTGTCCGCCTGAAGCGCGATATTCTGCCGAATCGGATTGAAGACGAAGCCACCGGACAGATGGCCGTCCACGCCCATCATGGTTTCGGCCGGCGCGATCGTCTCCGTATCGAAAACATCGTCCGCCGCGAAGCCCTGGAGCTGCTGGGGAACATCGAACAGCCCTTCGATCGACAGAAGGAGGATGCTGTTGGCGGCGGTGATGGTTTTCCCGGCCATTTATTGGACCTCCACGCTCGCCAGATTGATGGACTGGACCGATTGGCCGTCCGTGTACCAGAAGGTGACCGGCGGGCTTCCACGAGCCGCCCGAACATCGGCGCTCGCATTCTTCACCTGGATATACCAGCCGCGTTGCTGGATCGTATCGCTGATGTTGAGCCCGGCCGCCGCATTGACCTGGGCGATCTGCAGAGCGGACAGCGTTACCCCGGCCCGGACGGCGCCGAAATTCACCGCCGCTTCCACCTGGGCCAGCATGGCCGACTCGATCAGACCATAGCCCGCCGAATTATAGGGAATGGACCGAACGCTGGTCAGCAGCACCATCAGCGCGAGCTGGAAGCCGTTGTTCATCCAAATCTGGTTGACGTAGGAATCGATCCACGCGAACGGACCGCTGACGGTGCCGGAATTGAAAAAGGTGAATTCGTCATTGGCCGTCGCGAACGAGCCATAGAAATTATAGCCATTGGCGATCAGCATATTGCGAACGGTCGCGCTGGTCACGCCGGCAGCGAGTCCCGATTGGGACCGCAAGTCCACATTGGTACGGCCTTCGGTCTGGGTGAAGTCCAGGCTGGCCACTGTGCCCATGACGAAGGCGGCGATATTCTGCCCGTTCAGCGGGTCATAGATCGGCACCGTGCCGGAATAATCGTTCGCAGCGACCAGATAGCCCGCCGTCGCCGGATCGTCCTGCACGGTCGCCACGGTAATATTGTCATCCCACATGGCGTACAGGAACCGATTGTCCTGACCGTTGGCCCAGGCGGCGAAGGCGACCATATCGGCCACGCTTGGCTTGAAGGTGGTGGTGAAGCTGGCGAAATTCTGGGTGTTGGCGACCACCGCATCCATCGCGCCAGCGGGCGTCATGGTGCTGGTGCCGGCGCTCTGGATAGCACCCGTGGCCGCGGTCAGTTTCAGTCCGGCCGACAGCGCTCCGGTTGCATAGGAAACGGTCCCACCGTTCGCACCGGGCGTCCCGCCGAAGACTTCGAATGAACCGAGCTGCGAATTATAGGAAACGATGGTCTGGCCGGCGCTGATCGTGGTGCTGCTGACGGTTTGCGAGCCACCTTCGATCGTATAGGTGCCCGTCCCTCCCGTGCCGGTGCCGAGCGCCCCGATGCGCACCGGGGTGATGCCCGCGCCGGTAATGGTCTGACCGATCCGAAGCGTGCCGCTGGTGACCGCGGTAACGGTCAGCGTGGTGCCGGCGATGCTGCCCGTCACCACCGCATCATAATGTGCGAGGCCGGCCTGGATAAGCGCAGCGGCATTGGAGAAACTGGTGGTTGCGGACAGATTGATGGTGCCGCTGGTGAACGCCCGACCATTAATCGTGAAGCCCAGCGTGCCGGAGCCGAGTGCCTGGAGCTGGGCGACCGTCATGCCCGAAACGTCACCACTGCGAAGGTACGGCGGCACGCCGGGGATATTTTCCACATACTGCACGAACAGCAGGGAGGCGGGCTTGATGTTGGACCCGTCGAAACCGGCGAAATAGATGGCCGCCATGGCTGCCTCCGCACTGAGCGGCCCGAAGAAATCGGCCACGTCCTGGGCGGTGGCAAAGCTCATGACGGTGCCGACCGGAACATAATCGGTGATGGTCAGAATCAGCCCGTTCAGATCCAGGCCCGTACCGCCCGCACCGATCACGTTGGGCGTGACATTGACAATCGCGCTGGCGGGAATGCTGGGTGTCATGCGCCGGTTCCTATGATTTCCACGCTGATACTATCGGCAAAGTCCGTCGCTGTCGAGACGGCCACATTGGCTTGCATCAACAGCGCCATGACCCATCGGTTTTCGTATTGCTTTTCCGCGTTGACGAAGGGCGCTTGGTGCCCATCGCTCGCATAGAGCGGCTGGAAAATCGGCGGGTCAATTGCCCGGCAACCATAGTCGCTCCGCCAGAGCGTGGCAATCGTTTGGGCGTTGTCCGCGCCATTGGGCCCGTGAATGTCAAGCTGGATGGTGACTTCGGTGTCCCGTTCCATGCGAAGCTCGTCCGGCGGTGGCGCCGGATCCGGAGCGGTCGACCATGTTTCCACGTTGGTGGCAATCCGCCGCCTAAAGGTCGGGGTCATAACGATGAAATCGGCCGCCTTTGGCTCCGGCACCCGATTCACCTGACTTTGGATAATATCGTCCGGATCCACCCCGGTCAGCGCGAGCCCTGCCAGGAAAGTGCGCAACGCGGTCATCAGATCGTCTTCGGTGACTTCTGGGCCCATCAGACGGTTACCCCCTCCGGCGCGTTGATTTGCTTGGACACCCCGACCTTGGCCCAACCGGCGGTATCCCACGGCTCCAGAACGGCCACCACCAGCCAGAAATGGCCGATGAGGTACAGGATATCCCCGCCCTTCATTTCCACCCGGTCAGCCCCTTTGGGCGCCCCGTTGATATAGACCGACCGCATGACGCCTTCGATATTCAGCCCGTCCATTTGCTGGAGCCGCCCGACGTCCTGCATCGAAAGCGGCTGGACTTGCATAGGGACGCCATCAATCCGATCATATGTCGGCACCCGCTTGCCGTTCGCGCCCGTGGCTTGACCGGTGCTAATGTACACCCGCCCGCTGGCGTCGGGATTGATGGCGGTCACGGCGCCGCGGACGATGGCGTGAAGGTTCATGTCAGCACGTTACCACTTCGCCCGGCCGGCTTCCATCCGCCGCGCCAATAAAGCCGTGCCAGCCGCACCCGCCAAGCAACAGGATGGACGGCGATAGAACCAAATCGTCATATCCGGTGCCTTTTGTCACGCTCCAGCGAACGGTCTGGCCCTCACGGTTGCGCCCCAGATCGGAAGGCACGATGCCAGACCGGAAATATATCTGGACCGAATGGGTGCCGATCGAACCGCCATTGGCTTCGAAGCATTTGGGGCAAAGGAACGTGATACCATCGGCATCAGCGATCCGGTCAATATAATGAAACGAATCGACGTCAAAGCCGCCCCATTGGGTGATGCCGTCCGGCTGGATACAGCCATGATCGGAATCGGCGGTTTCCACCGTGTACCAGAGGAAATGCGGGTCCGGGTCCAGCAACCGCATCACCCGCCCCCAGTCACTTCATAATCCACGGAATTGATCATCTGGGTGGTGTCGATCAGCGGCTTGGTCGATGCGCCCGCGGTCGACTCCCCGGCCGCCACGCGCCGTGCCGCCTCCCCGACCGTCGCCCCCGTGACCTCCAGGTCCGGATCTTCGGACCGCATCTTGCGGAGCATCAGGGTAATGGGCGACAGCGGCGGAGAATTCATGTCGACGATCGCTTGCTGGAGCTGGCCCTTAATGCCGGCGCCCATCTGACGGAGTGTCTTATCCACGTCAAAATCGTTGCGCTTCAGCAGGGCCGCCAAAGCCGATGCCCAGCGCTCCGATTTCTCCGCGATCATGTTGGTGAAAAACGGCCGGGGCGGGATCCCGCGAGCCGCCGCACCGAAATTCTGAAGAGCCGCTACCATGGCCACGGGGGTGCCGTCGGGATAGGTGGCCCCCTCCAGAAAACCAACCCGCAGCGTGCCGCCACGCTCCAGCTTGCGGGCCAGCGATTCCAGCGCTTGCTCCAGCTTTTTGCCGCCGTTTAGTTCGGCCATCGAGAGTTTCCCCAACCCCCGCCAAAACCAAACCCGTAAGGCCCGAAGTCATAGGGCGGCGCGGCTACATAATGCGCGGTCCGATAGCCGGCGGTGGCGGCCCAATATTGCGCGCCATAGGGCGTCTGCAGAAACCAGAATTCAAGGCCGCGGACGTCTGGAATAGCGACCGTGACGGAAACGCTGCCCTCTTGCGCTTGCCGGATGGGCCCGACCAGCCCCCCGTTCCCCTGGGCGATGCG